AGACGAGTCAGTCCAAACCACAATCTCTTGACGGGTCTGTACGCAAGTAACGATCTCAGAGCCGTGGGACAGTCGGATACTGCCCGCTTGGTTTGTGGCCGATGGTGTCCAGTTTGTCACTGATTCTTGGTCAGACCAACGAAGTAACATAGGATCTTGAACCGTACTGCCGTAATCGTTACAGCCAAACGCAAACACAAACCGGCTTACATCAGCAACAAAAATTAAATTTTGAACGGTCGGGCAGTCTGATGCTCCACCTAATTGGGTAATATCAATGCCTCTGGCGGAGATTGTTTGAGTCCCCGACTGAGAACCGCTGGTGTTAATAGCCGCACCGCCAAAAGTAGCCGATAGATTACAAGTTGTGCCAGAGCTTCCCACTACGTAGTAGACCGTGCCTACAGACAAACCAGTTGGCAAAGCGCCTGTTGTGTTTAACACGACCGCTGTGCCGTTCCTCAAAGCTACAGTTAACACAGCAGGAGTAGCAATAGTTACTGTAAACACCAGAGGCGTAACACCAATCTGAGCAGACCAGTAGTAAATACCACCACCTCTTGGAGCGTAGATTAGATCTTCACCAAAGTTATTCTGGCTCCACAACTGGATAGCATTAACTGTTGTGACTCCAACGCCCCATGTTCCAGCACCCCAAGCACCACCGCCCCAGCCTGTCAAAGCCACCGCATACGCAGGGCCAGTATGAATTTCATAAGCCGCTATGACACCACTCCCGCCTCCGGGAGAAGCCGAAATAGCCGTGGCGTTTGGGGTTACAGATATAACGATTGTGTACGTGTTTGCGTCAATAACCGTAACTTGGAAGTTTCGGTTTAAGACGGCTGCCGTGACGTTAGTCCCACCACCGCCAATATCTGTAGCCCCGCTAAAAGTAACAAAGTCGCCCGTGTAGCATCCATGAGCCGTATCAGTCACTGTAACAGTGGTAGAGGCAGTTAGGGCAAACGGGTTGTTATTGATCGTAGAATATGCGCGGATGGGCGTGATGTCGTTATACGCACCGCCTTGTTCAATGTAGAACTTTAGATTAGTGCCCACACCAATTAAATTTAACGATGTTAATGTGACCCAGTTCCATAAAGAACGGCACACGCCTTGAAAGATAGACGAAGAAATACGAACCCAACCGCCAATTTTCTCAGGCGTACCCTGACGAAACCGCATCTTGTCGGATACATACCATCCGTTCTCAGCGGTATAGCGGGTGTTTTCTTTGTTTACACCAGCTTTCAGGGTTAGTTTTTTAAGAGGCATTGGCAGTCCTAAGATAGAAACAGTGCTTTTTCAGCGTCCCTGCGCTTTTTTAGCCCTGCTAGTATTTTGCCACCACCCATGCAATACAGCAAGAGGGCATTGGCTGCGCCTTCCCAGTCACCACGGTTGATCTTCATCCGAATAGAAGAGCGCTGAAACCCACCCAATCCGGCATTGAAGGAAAAGCTGACGCACGCGTCGAAAGCGCCTTGACGACTAGCAACAGGGGGAGCAAGTCTAAGAACACCACGTTCAAAACTAGCGACGTCATCGTTGAATAATTTATAGATCTCTTCTTTAGTCCAGACACGGTTGTCCTCCGGTTTCAGTGGCATCTCTTTGCGGATCATGGGCGTTTCTTTGCCCTCTACGCGCACCACTGGTAATCTAATTTGCTCTTGGTACAACACATGGCCGTAGCCAATTGTCCAAATATGGGCTGGGCAGAGGTACGGCTTAGTGCGATACCCCTCCCACTGGTGCATCAAATCAGCGCCAGCTTTGCCTAATTTCATTTCTTGCTCCAGCTTCTTGAGCCAAACCAGAAACCAATGATGCCGCCCAGCATAGCCATCTCGTCTGTAGAGAAGATAATGTCAGATACACGAATCAGGTCTTCCATGCTCAAGACAAGCCGTGGGTTGCTGTAGACGTAATAGGCGATCCAAGCATTGATAGCGCAGAGTTCCAGTACAAAGATGTAGGTGACCATCGGGCGCACAGTGCCCACAAAGTTTACAACCCAGCGGCTGGCTTCTTCCATGATCTTCTTGTCGTGGTCATAGGCGGCAACGGTCATCTGCGCGTCTGTTTCCATAGCAATCTGGTCGGTGCGAATTTCTTCCATGCGCTCTTGGGCCGCAAAGCCTTGAGCCATCATCTGTAGCTGTAGTTCTACTTGGACACGGGCAAGAGCCAACTCATGCTTCTGGTCAGCCTTGTTCTGGAAAAAGTCTAGCAGTTTGGGTAAGCCCGATATGAGCAAACCGCCAAGTGTTGAGAATAGTGAAAGCATTACAGTCCTATCATTCCAAGTAGTTTATCGACAATTTTTCCCGCCAACTCATCTGGCAGAAACCGGAGCAGTCCAAGTACCCACCACGCAATGCACAGCCTGACAAAAACTTTAAGGAAAAGGTCAAACTGTTTTTGGTACTCATTCACCGCCCACACCTTGATCTGGCACACAGATCAGAAACTTCATTAATACCCCAACCAACAGCACCAATAAACATCACAATAATAACAATGGCAGCCGCCCATTGCATCTGTTCGGCTTCAGCCTCTTTGCGCCTTTTTTCTTCAGCGTGTAAGGCCGCCATCTCTTTGGCATCATCCCTGTCCATTTCAGCTTGACGGGCTTTGGTTGCATTCCACACGTCTATGCGACCAGCTTGCATAAAAAGCATCTTTAACTGTTCTTCAAACCGCTTGGCTTCATCTAAAGCCATCTCAATTTGTAACGCCGCGCCAAGGTTAGACTTACCCCCTGTACGCTTGGCCTGAAGCATGGCCTTGGTAGCGGTGCTCTTTGCATCAAAAAGCTTGGCTATTGACGGCGTTAGACCTGCCAGATCACTAGCGACTTTACTAGCTTTCTTAACGACACTGATTGCAGTTTGCAATCCTTCTAGCGCCGTGATCGGATCCAACATTATCTTTTAACCTTTTCCCACTGTAGGCAAACAACTTTGCGGTTATAAACATCACCCGTCCACGCCCACCGCACACAGCGGTATTCAGTCTTCCTATCTTGGCTGGCTGCTCCCGGTAGAAACACCAAAAAGAGCATCAATAGCCAACGCATTTATCACACCAAAGTCCACGCAATCACGTACGTACCATAGATGACAAAGGCCACAATAAGGGCCGCCGCAATGAATGCTTCAGCCCAGTCCCACATGGTCAGTTAACGGTTACGTCAGCCTCTTCAGGCTTGGCTTCTAACGCTGTCTTTAACATTGTGAAGAAGGCATCTCTGCCTACGTTTAACTGATCCATCTGAAATTTAGTTGAACCAATCTTGCGCTCAAGGTCTGCAACGTGATTCAGCAACATGGTCTGTTGCTCCGTCATGTCTTCAACTTTGAACTCAACGCCGTCTATAGTTACGATTTGGGATTGTTGGTTTGCCATATCGTGTTTCCTTTAATGCGCCACCAAGAACGAGTGGTGGCTTCTCGTTATGCTGACCAAGGAAGCGGTGTGTTGGCAGGGCTGACAGGCGGGTTCGCTAAAGAATCCAGTTGTCCCTGCACACACTGCTGTGCGCTTGTAATGGCAGACTCAGGAATCCAACCAATGACGATTGCTTCTGTCAGGTCAGCATAAGGAGTTATTGCACCCTCTTGGTCAGCAGAGTTAAATTGTGTATTGCCACCGATAGAGGCGGTGTAAGTGCCATCTACGCCAGTGACTTCATACAGTACGTTAACAACGTAATCTGGATCGGGAGTTTGCAAAGTGTACATTGCGGTGATTGTCGTAGTAAATTGAGTCATGCTGATGCTCCTTGATGATGACCATGATTGGCAAATTGACCGTGTGCCACTTCACGAAGTAAATCCATAAATTCAATAGCCAAATCTTTTGTTTCAAATACCCGTGCTATTTGTGTTCCACGCACCCAAAGTTTGGCCTGCCATTTTCTCTTTTGTTTATTGAAATGTACACCTTTAAATCCACTGGTATTAACAGTGTTTATTTTTGTGTTGTACATATTTTCAGAAACAGATGCTTGACGCAGGTTCTCAATTCTGTTGTTAGCCCCAACGCCATCAATGTGGTCTATGTTTGACGGGATATACCCGTGGTGCATAAGAAAAACCAACTGGTGCAGGTAGTACTTGCGCTTGTTATGCACCATTGTTAAATAACCACTGCCGTTTGGACAACCAATTTTCTGCCCAGTTAAGACACTTGGCCTACCACGGGACATGATTCTTGGTTTCCAAAACAACTCACCATCCCTGTATTCAAACAGTTGGTTGGCTTCTTTTTGCGTCAAGGTCATGATTTACCTTTCAGTTTAAAGATTAGCGGCATCCAAACGTGCCTTGAGTGATTCAATAATTGCTTGTTGTTCTTGCAGGGCTTTAGTTAAAACAACAGTCATACGTTCATATTGGAAACCATTAACCTCGCCCTGTGCGTTGTAGCTGACTAATTGTTTAATTCCTTGTTGGTCTACTTCATCAGCAATAAAACCAAAATGGTCTTTCGTTTTGTCATCATCTTCACAAAGAGAGTTGTAAATAACGGGTCTAAATTTATTAATGTCTATTGATGCAATATCCCGAATATTTGTTTTGTATTTAAGTGCGGATGTTGATGTTCTTAATGCACCACTAGCATCACATTGGACATTTGCCGCATTAGCAGTCGTATTTGATGTAACCCCTTCGGCTCTCGTTACACCAGTTGAGTTGATATAAAACCAAGCATTTCCATCACCATCGCTAAGTACAATGTTGGAACTAGATGTTCTTATGTCTAAAGTATTTCCTGTGTAAGGTAATGTTTGGTTTCCAGAATAACCACCAAGGATGGTGTTTTTTGTACCTGTGGTAACAGAGTAACCTGCGGCTGAATTAGTACCCGCACCAATAAACGTGTTTGCAGTACCAGTTGTGTTTAAGCCAGCCTGATAGCCAACAAAAGTACTTTGAATGCCCGTTGTGTTGGAATAACCGGCCTGATATCCAATTGCAGTTATTTGTCCAGTCGTATTGCTGTATGACGCCTGATAACCTACAGCAGTGTTGGCAGATGCTGTGGTGTTGTTAGCTAATGCAATAGCACCAACAGCGACATTGTTTGCACCTGTAGTGTTGGAGGAAAGTGCGCTATATCCAACCGCAGTGTTGTCAGATGCTGTGGTATTGCTGAGAAGTGCTTGATCGCCAATAGCAGTATTATTATTTCCAGTAGTGTTAGCGTACAAAGGACGGTAGCGCCCAAAAGCAGTATTTGCCGTACCCGTAGTATTGCTAAATGCCGCTTGATAACCGACTGCGGCAACTTCACCAGTAGTGTTTAAGTGTGCCGCTTGATAACCGACTGCGGTCATGTATTGACCACTTGAATTGGTATATCCAGCTTGGTAGCCAACTGCAATATTATTACTAGCGGTATTGTTGTTGAGTGCGGAAGCACCTAAAGCGGTATTGTTATTGCCTGTGCTGTTTGATACTAATGCTTGCAACCCAATAGCTGTATTGTTACCGCCTGTTCCATTGGTATACAGGGCGTTAAAACCATAGGCAGTGTTGTTTCCTCCAGTACCATTACCATACATCGCCTCATAACCTACAGCAGTGTTGTTACCTCCTGTGCTGTTTGAGTAAAGCGCACGGTAACCCATTGCTACCATTGTCCCAGTTGTATTGCTGTAAGCCGCCTGATGACCAATAGCAACGTTGTTAGATGCTGTGGTGTTTTGGTTAAGAGCCTGATGACCAAAAGCGGCATTATTAGAGCCTGTGCTATTTGCCCCTAATGCCGCCGCACCAAAAGCGTTATTGCTTGCCCCAGTTGTGTTTCCTGTTAATGCGTTATAACCAAGTGCGTTATTAAAATTAGCGGTGGTGTTGGCATTTAGGGCTAATGAACCTACTGCCGTGTTGTAGCCTCCTGTGCTTGAAGTCTGCAATGCCGCATAACCAACAGCAACACTATCTTGAGTTGTTGTAGATTGTTGTAAAGCCAATCTACCTACTGCCACATTTTGTACGCCAGTTGTGTTTGAACCCAGTGCTGAACTACCAATACCTGTGTTCTCACCACCAGAGCCTGTCATAGCACTAGCACCCAATGCCGTGTTAGTAGATACAGCACCTGCACCTTTACCAACAGTCAGACCGCTGATAGAGGCATCATTAGCCATCGTTACAGTAGTGCCACCAACAAAAGTAAACGCAGAAGAACCAGCCAATACGCCAGAACTGTTGAACTGCACCTGAGTGTTAGAACCACCAGCCGCGCCAGCCGTAGCCGTACCAACAACCTTCACATAGTCAGTGCCGTTGAAGTAAACAAACGCTGTCTCGCCTACAGCAACAGATACACCAGTCTGGCCTGATGCTTTAAACGTAACAATACCGCCCGTGGCAGCGTTCACCACTGTGTATGTCTTGCTGTAGCTAGGGCCAGTGACTACCTTGGCAGTTGTTAGCGTACCTGTGACCCGAACAATAGCAAACTGGGCTGTAACTGTACCCGCGCCCGTAAGGGTGGATGTGACATTAGAAGCTGAAGCGTCACCAGTGGTGTTCGCCAGAGTTACCGCGCCATCACCTGTTAAGGTCAAAGTGCCTGCAATAGCAATATTGATGTACTGCGTTAGACCATTGTTAACGGTATCGCCCCATGTGCCGGAGAGTTCACCCTGTACTGGTAGAGCTAAACCTAATTGTCCCGTTGCGCCTGTAGTCATTTAAAACTCCTAATTCGTTGAAACATCAGCCCATGCCGCTGTCTGTGTGTTACCAATATTCTGCCAGCTTGCAGTCTGCGTGTTACCAATATTCTGCCAGTTTGCGGTCTGCGTGTCATCTATAACACTCCACCCAAACGCCTGTGAAAATGCGTTAACCGCTCCAGTTGCCGATACGCCCGTTAAGGCTATTGACTTGTTAATTCCTACCGACCCAACTGCGCCTGTTGCAGCTACACCCGTTAAAGCCGGAGAATGCAAAACACCCAGTGTTCCAACCGCACCCGCCGATACCACACCTGTCAAAGCTACGGAGAACGCTGGAACCACCGTCCCAACAAACCCGCTGGCAAAAGTCCCATTCTCAACAATAATGTACGATGGTACGACCGTTCCTACATCACCCGTTGCCGATACACCCGTCAGAGCTATCGCTGTACTACTTACTACCGTTCCGACCTCGCCGGTTGCTTGAACACCTGTCAGGGCTATTGCTTTTTCAATACCTACTGACCCTACGGCTCCCGTTGCCGCTACGCCTGTGATAGCTGTCTCAGTGCTTGCTACAACCGTCCCAACCAACCCAGATGCCGTTACACCTGAGAGAGCTACCTCAACACTTACCTTTACTAACCCAACTGCGCCCGTTGCTTCAACGCCCGTGATGGCAAGTTCACCGCCGCCCCAGACACTACTACCCCATGTACCATCGCCCCATCCAAGAGACATGACATCAAGTTGTAGACAAACGCAATAACGCAGTTGTCGTTGAACTTGTCGGCATCGTCAACGTAAACACCCCAGACGTAATGGTCTGGCTGCTGAATGTGTGAACGCTAACCGCTGTGTCGCCCTGTGTGGAGTTATAAATCAACACCGCATCAAAAGCAGCAAAGGTTACAGGTGTTGCCGTGGCCCCGTAGACAATACTTGCCGAAGGAGTCCAATAAGCCACCCCTGCGGTAGCTGAAGCGTTTGTAGCTACAGGCACATTGGCGTTGGTAATTACCACACCACCAGCCGAATAGTTGGCTGACGACACTTCATTGCTCGCACTGTAAGCAGTGGTTGATGCGTTAACAGTGGCACCCACCAAATACAAAGCCGCCTTAAACGTGTCTACAGTTGGGGCAGTCAAACTACCCCTGCTGGTCAACGTAATAGTGCCAAATTGGTGACCGCCATTCAATAACTGCCCCATGAAAGAGGTGCACATACTTTGAGTATTCGCCATGATTTATCCTAGTGATGCTGCTTCAAGACCCGCTAACATGGATTTTTTCAAAGCCACATGAGCAGAACGATGTACTAATTCGCCGTCCAACCAATACTCCACCCATGTGGTTGTTTCGTTGTCATTATCCAATGAACCTTCACGCTTTTCAAGCAATGATTCGTCCATGTCGCCTTTGGTTGTAGTAACAATCAATTTGAACTCCTAATTAACGAAGTGGTTGGGCCATTTACTGGCATTGTGATAGTGAACGTGGTTGTTGATGTCTTGTCAGATCCAAAATCAAGCACGGCCACAGACTTGTTACCCTGTGTGACGTTATAGATCAAAGCACATCTTGCTGTTAATGCGGCATTCCAAGATACGTTAGGAAACCCAACATAGGCCGTATACCCAGAAGATGCTACTGTAATCGGCGTCAAGATAGACCCACCAGCTGTGTAACCAGATGCCACTACTTCATTGGTAGACGAGTAGATCGTGGTTGCTTCGTTTAAATCGGCGCTGGCCGTGTACAAAGCAATTTTGATAACGTCTGTAGTAAGGTCGTGAATACCTTGGTACAGCTCCGCCTTGAAGCTGGTGGTCTGTGTTTGAATAATACTCATGAGACTGCCGTCCGAACTTGTCCATCCCTGTACGCATCAGCACGTTGTTTGCCGTCTGCCAAGTTCTTATACAGAGCAATAGCCTGTACATAACGGCTTTGAGCAAGCTGAACCATATCGGCCTCACCCTTCATGTAGGTGTAAGCCTCACAGATAGTTCCATACAACAATACAGAATCAAAGTTATCACCCAGCCAAGTGGTGCCGGCGGTAACAATTGACTCGGGGTAGTAGTTGTAGTGAAGTTCTGCAATGTATGCGGCACTTGGAGTAGGGCCAACAATGAACGTCAACTCGTTTACATCGTCTGATCGGGGGCCAAAGATTGCATAGTGGCGCGGCTCACTTAATTGTGCTGACAGAGGATAGGCCTCACGAATGAAGTTAACGTCTTTGTTAAGTAAGTACAGGTAATCACCTTGGAACACCACAGCACCAGACACGGTGCCGCTATTAGCCACTGTTAATGTGACCGTAGTGCCCGCAATACTTCTAACTTGTGCATTTGTACCAATACCTGTACCAGTCACTTGTTGACCTGCTTCAATACCTGTCGTACTAGTTACCACAATCGTCTTTTGACCAGACGTTCCTGTAGCTGTCGTAGTGTTGTACGGGTATACGGCAAGGCTGTATACAGACAAAAAGTCTAATGGACACTGAAGGTACTTATTGCCAGTGGTTAATGCGCCCGTCACGTTCTTTCGCAAGTTAGCAGGCTGCGCGGTGTTATAGATGCGCTGCTCCGCCTGACGAATGAACGTATTCATATTGTCAGTTGGGAAAGAGTTCTCGCAGTAATCGCTTACCTGCGTGACAAGGTCGGCGTAATTCATGCCATCGGGCCTCTGCTCATCAAGCCTTTAGTAGCCGCACCAGTACCGCGCATCTTGATGCCGGACGTCTTAGGCTCGCCACCATTAGACTTATTGATATTACCAACAGTCATTTCCACAGTGTCAGCACGGCTCAAGTTTTTACCAGAGCCAGGATTCTCTTTAGGAGCGACTTTCTCGCCCTTCATCGTGTGCGGAGGAGCATAGACTTTGGCATCGCCAACTTCTTTACCCATCATCATTTTGCTGTATTTAGCCATGTTAGCCTCGCTTCTGTGCGGCAATCTTTGCCAAATTACGACCCATAGTCTTCATGTCAGAGTTGGTTTTACCCTTACCCTTACCTGTTCCGCCCTTTGTTTCTTTGGCAGAAGGGCCACTGTTAGGAAAGATGTGAACATCAGTCTTACCTTTTTTAGCAATGCCGTCTGCTGATTTTGTATATGCCATGTTTAGCTCCTTAATTTACCGTTACTGTACCAACAAATGCCGTTGCCACCAAGTAGTTTGGTGTCAGACTTGCATCAAAACTACTTGCCCCACCTACCGGTGCCCAGCCCCATTGAATATCCCGAGAACCACCTGTTAAATTGCCACTTGCATTTAAGCCAGCCGTCACATACGTTATGTCTGGCCGTGGCTGATACAAAGCCTGTGGATCATAAACAGGATACATACCCAACTGCAACTGCGGCTGATCTGGATCCCAGCAAGCATCACAAACCTTGAGCTGATAAAGCTTGGTCTTGATGACCTCCATCTTTAACTGCTTTAACTTGTAGCGCTGCCCACACCGATCACATTCGGCAATAGCATATTTACCGGATGCAAACGGTGTTGCCATTAAGTACCACCACCAATGAACGCTATACGAGGCACCAACCTCAATGTAGCCTTCTCGCGATCCTCTTGAGCCGCTAGAGCATATTGTTCGTCATAGACCCGTTTAAGCATATCCAGACGGCCTTGTAACTCAGGCACCTTCATGGCTATGTAGTAGGCTAATCCGGCCACTACGCATGGTAAGAAGCGGAAATTCATATCGGATGTCTGTATACCAGCGCCAGCGTCTTGGATGCGGCGCATTCTGTAGTACACAAACTGATACTGCTGTGAGTTATCAGGAGTAGGCCACACTGTTACAGCGGGCAACTGGGGCACAAACACCGCAGTTCCATCTGTCTGTGCTGCAGCTGTCGTATTGTTCTGGCCACGGAATACACCGCCCAGCACATTACCACTGATATAGGTGTAGTAAATGTCTTCAGTGCCAAGGCGAATAAACCCAGAACCAGCTAGTCCAACCACCGAACTAAGCGTGATTGATGTGTCGGTCGATGTGATGTTGCCACTAAGTACAATGTCAGTGGGATTAGTTTCACCAGAAAGACGCTGAATCCAGACTTGGATCGGCCTGCCTTGAACCAGCTTGTTAGGGATCGTTGCATAAGTTGAAACGCTGATGCGGGTAATACTCAAGTCTGCCTGAGTTGATGAGTTGTTGGCCTGCGTTCTGATCACATGATCCAGCAAGTCAATCGTATCTAAAGGCAGAGCGTATGTGGCCAGTCCCGGAGTCAGAGTAATTGTCCCTGTCTCAATCGTCCACATATTGATGCCGCGATTAGCCCACTCAATCGTCATCAGGTTGAGAGAACGGCGCGCTGTGCGTAGGTCATAACCAGTACGCATCTCACGGCCAGCTCTCTCCCACGCCTCTTCAGCGAGCTCGGTGAACTCCATGTTAAAGGCTGTGGTTCCTGTAGTTGTCATTTCATGCCCTTAAGGGTTTGAGCCAGACGAGCGCGCTGGCCCATCTTGCCGGGTTTCTTTGCGGCTGCAGCAAGTTTCTTTGCGGGAATGGGCTCGCCTTTCTTGGCACCCAAAGCAGAACGCAAAGCTCCAGGCTTCTTAATTGCACCAGCAATCCAGTTTTTAGTAGCCATGTTCTTCTTCCAAATTAGCTTCTTCTAAAGCTAACTCTTCAAGCACTTCTTCGGTACCACAAGTGCATGGGCCATCTTCACGAATGGCACAATCAGTCATGTGAATTGCTTCCATAGTAATCATTTTGCAGCCCTCATGTTGTCAACTAAGTTAGGGTAAGGACGGCCAGCTGCTTTAGCTGCCGCCTTTGCCTTGGCTTTCTTGGCTGGGCTCAACTTCTTAGGAGCGCCAAGATCTTTGGGCCGTGGCTTTTCCCAAACTGCACCGCCTTTAGCGTATTCAGTAAAGTCGGTGTCATCCCTACGCTCTTTGCGTACACCTTTGGGCATTTTGCTGGCGCGCATAGCGCCCATACCGCGACTAGCCATCATGATTTAACACATCTTTCCGCGCGTTTTACCGCGCTGTGCAATACCATCACCACGTTTTGAAGCCGTCATACCGCCACTGGCTTTCTTAACAACTTTCTTTTTAGGAGCAGCTGAACCACCATCAACATCTTGAGGTGGCTTCATACCTTCAGTAAAAATGCCACGATTCATTTTGCGCTCATAGTCAGCCAGTTCTTTAGCTGTAGGGCCGCCTTGACCGCCACGGCCAGCACCGGCTTTTTCTCGAAGTCTGTCTTCTAGCTCAAGTTCCATGTCGGTAGAACCGCCGTATACGTATGGGTCTTCACGCATATCAGCTCCTTAACACTTTCCGCCGCCGCGCTTCATTACAACTTGAGTGCCTTTGGTCAAGCCGCGCTGGGCAATACCATTAGCAGACTTTGTAAATCCACCGCCAGCCAGCTTGGTCATGGTTGAGCCTTTGTGCAAACGGCCTTCGTGTTTGTTCACGGCCTTCTGCATCATTGACTTGTCTTGCTTCATGTCTGCTTTAGCCATGCCGCCTTTAGCCATCTTGCCCTTACCGTCAGCCGCAAAAGCTGGAACTTTTTTTCCATCTTTCATGACCATTGGCATACCGCCGTCTGCGTATCCACCCATATTCATTTTTTTCACATTGCCACCTTTTTTAAGAAATTGACCAACATCACCTTGACCGGGAGCAGCAAAACGGCCTTTATCAGAATCTTTTTCAAGACGCCGAGCAGCCATGCTAGGGCCAAGACCTCTAACTTTAGACATTTGTTTGCCAGTTTTAGGGTCTGTATAAATACCTGCTTCTACTTGAGCTACATCGTCCATGATGTCTTCGTAATCTTTAATAGATTTACCAACGCTAAGTTTTTTATTTTCAGCCATAGTGTCACCACCTTTAGAAAATTTACGGCCCTTGTCGGCCTCATTAAAATCTTTACCCACAGACTGTGGGACGCCTGCTTTCTTGGCAAACGCTGGGTTATGAGCCACCGCCGCCATGAAATTGTGTTGAGCTTTACTCTTGCTTGGCATTATCGCCCTTGCCGAATAAGCTGGTCAATTTTTTCTTCAAGCTTGTTAAAGCGTTGGTCAATGTGACTCGAAATGCGGTCAATTTCTGCTTGAGTAACGTTATCACGGGCAACCTCCTCACGGGTTTTGTTGAGCAATATGCTAATACGAGCCAGCTCACGGAACTTCTCATTCATCACATAGCCTAAGATTGATATTAACAGTGTTAATATCGCCGACCAAACAACACTCAGATCTAGCATTTCCATTTCCTCAATGCCTTATTTATGCGTGAGTCTGGATCTTTTGCCGTCTTTTCGCTGGTATTTTTCTTCTTCATGCCTTCCATCCGGGCACAGAATGAGTCTTTTCGAGCTCCGCCTTCCGGCTGGGGAGGTTTCAAATTCATACCTTGCTTTTTGGCGGAGGCGCGTCCCTTGGCATTCAAGCCACCAGTTGGACTCTTTCCCTCTTTCCTCTGCCATGCTGGGCTCTTAGCCATAATAAATTGTCGCCGTTACAGAATTACCAAGGCCAACGTAAACACCGTTGGGGCAATAAATACCTTCACCGGGAATCTTGATTGGCAAGCCTACCGTGCTGAATGTGTCCAATTCCAACAACAAAGTTGTGTACATAGTCACGTTGCCGGATGTACTAGCGGTTGTAGAAGTTACAGTAAACACGTTTGCATTTGTTACCGTTACTGCAAATACTGCATCTCTTGATGTGCCGGTTGTAAAATCCAAAAAAACACGTTGACCGTTGACCAGCCCATGTCCAGTAATGGTCACGGTAATTGTGGTTGTTGTTTGGCTGTATGTGCCTGATTTGCTCACTGTAGGATCGGCAACAGCCATATTACGTATTGAAGATGTGCCAGAAGTTACAGTAATGCCTTTTAACCGTGTAGCGTAACTTACCGCCGTGCCCGAAGCACTTTGATGGATTGCTTTAACGTCATACTGCATTGTCATGGCTTACCCCTTACCCATAAAAAATGGTTGAGGTTACGGTATTTGTTGGCAACCCAACATAAATACCATCTAAAGCCAAGATGCCTTCGCCCGGAATCAACGTATAGAACGAAGTGCCAGTTGAACAATCAAGCTCAACTAAAATTTGGTTATACACAACCACGTCACCAGAGGTGGTTAACGCCCCTGTTGTCACCGTAAAAGTATTCTGTGTTACTGCTGTTACCACATATATATTGCTAACGGCGTCACCGCCATCAAACTGTAGCCACACACGTGAACCTAAAGCAACCCCATGACCTGCGATGGTCACCGTACAAGTTGTTGTTCCGGGAATGTCATACGTCCCAGACTGGGCCACATTATTGGCGAAAGCTATGTTGAATGTAGTAGATGTTGAAGGAGAGAGCACAACGCCCTTCAAGCGGGTGCGATACGGCACGGCTACGCCCGAAACGGTATTGTGATACGACTCTACGTCATATTGCATCGTCATTTTGCTGCTCCGGTTCTGGTGCTTCTAGCCTGTTTATGAGCATCTTGTACGCTTGGATTGTGGCTTGAGCCTGAGTCAAAAAGGTTTGGGCCTTCTGTGCTTCAGTCTCAAGTTCACTAATCTCAGACTCCAAGAATTCCTTGGTGATCTGCATATTAACTGTTTGTTGTAGTCAACATGATGTAGTACGCAGTACCTGCGCTGTCCACAATCTTCAATGAGTTTGTAGCTGCGCCTTGGGTATTGGCTGTAATCATGCCAGATGGAACGTTAAACAAGTTAGCTACTGTGCCAGTGCCGCTGTTTGTAAAGCGAATAAACGAAGCGCCAGTCCAAGAGCCACCAGAAGCAAAGTTAGAGTCAGCTTGAATAGCTGCAATCGTACCGCCGGGGTTTGTAGATGTGCCGCCCAAAGTAGCGCGAAGAGCGTTACCTGCGCCAGAGATGGTGCCAGAGCCGTTGATGCTCAAGCTGATGTGAGCGCCGTTGATCGTGCCGCCTGTAGCACCACCAGCGCCAGTGACGCGAGTCAAAGCACGGATAGTTTCGCCAGAACCTGTAGAGGTAAAAGTCAACAGGTTGTACGACAAACGTGTATCACCCGTAGCGGCTGAAGTCGTAACGTACGATTCAGACACATTGCCTGCGGTGGTTTCAACGATGGGAGAAGAAGCTGTTCCGCCAATAAAGCCATTGTTAGATATGACTGGGCCGGAGAACGTGGTATTTGCCATGATGGTTCCTTACATACAAGTTAAGTGCATTAGTCTGTATGTCGTCAGCCGGGACTGTCTAATGCACCGGATAAGCCCGGATTAATATGTTTATACCACTTCAATAAAAACAATGCAACAAAAAAGGGAGCCGAAGCCCCCTTTTTCTTTACCGCTGATTAAGCACCAGCAGAGCCGAACATACCCAATGGATCTGACCAGCCAAAAGAATAACGCTCGCGAGACTTGTAACGAACGTTACCTGTATCGAAGTCGCCGTCCATGGAGTTAGCCAAGGGTGAACGAACAAAGTGCTTCATGCCGTTAGGAACGTCTGTGGTCAAGAACCAAGCGTTAGTATCGGTCAAGAAGTGGTTTACACAGTAACCTTCAGCAATTGAACCGTTGTTCTTAATTGCGTTGATGTCGTTATCAGCTGTACCGACACGGAGTTCCGTTTCGAGCAAGCGGGTAGCAACGAATTGCAATGAAGAAGGAACAACCAATTTCTTGGGTTTAGCTGCGATCAACAAGCCACGCTCATCTGTCCACAAGCTGATTTGAATAACGGCGGCTTCCAAAGAAGTCTCGTTCAAATCGGCTGGGGTAGTAGGAATGTTGCTGTTAGTACCGCCAGACACCAAGGGGTGTGATGCGCTAAACAAAGCAACACCGTCACCACCAGCGTAAGCATTACTGAAGCCGTTATTCAAAACAGCAGCAGCTTTAACTTGCTTGGTGTAAGCCATAGCACGGGCCAAAGCTTTCGTGTAACGAGCAGACAGTGAGTCATACAAGTTATCTTCGATAGCCTCTTCAGTCAAGCTGAAGCCCAAAGCGATGGTTTCGTGGTTGTATCGAGCAGTCCATGCTTCTTGTGCATTGTCATAGCTGATGGCAGAGCCTTCATTTTTGACTGGTGCGGCAGAGAAGCCAGAGAGTTTAGTCTCTTCTTCGAAGCTACGCTCTGATGTCTCAGTTTCGTAGATCTCTTTGTGCTCTTGATCGTAAGTAGCGTACTGCAGACCGAACAAAGCGTTCAGACCGGGGAGCAACTCTTTAAGTAGTTGTGCGCGTGAAATTGCCATGATTTAGCTCCTTAGACCGCAGTGGCAGTGTAGTAGGAATGTGTGCCAAAGTTTAATTTGACAAGCATTTCTGGAAACTGAGTAAAAACAATAGTGGAAGCGCTAGGAATAGCGGTCACACTGCCGGGGACTGCAATAGTCGAGTTGATGGTCACTGACGTTGCACCAGCAGCCGCAGCCGCAGATACGTACGAACCAGTTTGAACCAATTGACCATTAGCGGCTATGTAAGCCACATCTGTACCAACTACCAATGCGTTAGGCAAAGCCGAGCAAGTAATAGTAGTAGAAGAAGATGAGCCAGTCACGCTAGTTGTAACGGAAGTCTCTCCAACCAAACCAACTACACGCAAAGCCAAGTCTGCACTTGTGGTAGATGAAGCGTACAGGGCGGCAACAGCAGAATTACCTGTGTTAACGTTACCTGCATTCTGAATCAAACCAAAGTTTTGACCTAACATGGCGTTAGCAGCAGAGGCAATAACTGTAGTTGCAGAGCACATCACCACTTTGAACACTGTATCAGGATCATCGCAGACGATAGCTTGGCAATCACCTGCAGCAGTACCGGCGGGCCAGTATTGTGCAAATTGCTTTTGCTTAGTTGTGGGGTTAGTGTAAGAACAACCCAAGAACACACCAACAATACCGGTGCCGGTAGAGTCAGTAGTATCTGCGTTATCTACAATAGAACCACGAATAATGTTTACGATATCACCGTAAAAAATGTTCGTAGCGTAACCATACTGGATCGGATAGTTGCGGGTAGAACCAGCAAATACCTGACCACCGATCAGATTGACCGGCTTTAGGCCATAAGGGGCCGAAACAACGGGGAAAGCCATAAAAGACTCCTATTTAAATTTAAGTACCTTTACCAAAGCTAGACGAGGATTTATTCTCCCTAAAGAGAGGCATTCTCGGATCGCTCTGACGCATAAGGCTATTATCTACAGCATCCGTCTGAGATTGTGTAATCTTTGCAAAGTGTGCATTGCGCTGATCAATAAACTCTTTCGGGGTCTTACAGAGTAACAACCCGCCAATTTCAACATTGTCTTTGTATCGACTTGCTGGATCGGCTAACAGTCTAAATTTTGGCTGCTCTTCTAAAGTAACTGGCTCCCAGCCTTCACGCAATTTGCTTGAAAGGTTACGAGGGTCAGCTGCATTCAAATTAGCAACACGAATCCAACGATAAGCGTAGTCCGGGTGCTTGTCTGGTTCAGGTAGAAGTTCGGCCTGCTGCCACTGTTTAGGACGTTCAGCCATCAATCTATCTTCAAGTTCACGCGGTTTTCTGTTTTCAGCCATTATTGGCCTCCATTTCGAGTTTCGCCTTGGCATATTGCTCGGGCGTTAAATTTAGTTTCTTGGCCAGACTCATTTCAGACGGATTCAAACGAACCCTCTTAGGAGCAGTTGACCTTGTAGCCGGTGCTACCACCGAACTTCTGCGAGCGACTGGGCGCTCATTTTGTTCCGCTTCTTCCTCGAATCTCTCGGGGAAACGCTTGCGGATAGTAGCGTCTATCTTTCGATAATACTCTTGTGATGAAACCTGAACACCTTCGCGCTTGAGCCTTTCGTGGAGGCCTAGAGCTAAACTGGTCATCTCTTCATCTTCTCCGAACCACGGATTTTCCTGTTGCCATGCTTGCGCGCTGGGATCAGGACGGAACTGTGGTGCCGGCTGTGACTGCATTTGTACAGGAGTTTCTTCCTCTTGTAAAGCAGGTGGACGAAAATTCTTTACTTTTTCGGTTTTCAAGGTTGCTTGAGTCAGACGCTCTTGGGCTTCCATCACCTTATCAGTGTCGCCAGAATCATAGGCTTCACGATAAGCGCGCTTGGCCGCTTCCATCTCCATGGCAACAGCTTTTTGAACGCTCATAAGCACGTTCTTCTCACTGTTATTAAGATTGGACTTAAGGCGCTGGTTCTCTTGCATTACCTTTTGAGCAAAGTTAATAGCCTCTTGTTGCTCACGCACGGCGTTCTCTTTCTCGCGGCGTTCTTCGTGAGCCAGACGTTTCATCTGGATTAGCTTCTTCTTAACCTTACTGGAATAGTCTTCGAGCTCATCGTTGTACAGCTCTTCTTTGACCTTCTCTTCCATGGGAGGCTTATTGCGATCCTCCTCTGGAGTGTTGTCTTCTACGTCAATGATGATCTGTTCATCAGTTTGATCGTCTTCTGTGGTGACTTTTACGTCATCCTGTTCATCGGGAAATTTAAATGTACTCATGTCGCTCCTTATTTGCGGCGGATGCCACGTGGATCGTCTACTACGCCCTCAACAGAATCGTCATTGATCACACGGAATTCCTTGCCGTGAATGACCAGTCGGGTTCCTGAGTTAGGTCTAATCAAGATAAAGTCACCCTTCTTGCAGTACGGGCCAGATGGGAATCGGCTTGCGTCTTTGTAGCAGTCTGGGCCCATGTCTACTACGAATAACACAGTAGTCAGGGTTTCCTCAATCATGAGAGTTTCTTCCGCTTTTACGAGTCCGGACTCTCCGTATTCTTTCTCTATCTCTGGGATAGCACAAAGAATTCTGTAACCAGATGGGCGGGGAAGTTGTTTAGCCTTCTCCTCTGGTTTTGTGTTCAAGATCTTGGATAAATCCACGGCCTTGGTTATGTCGAGATTAGAAATCTCACTCGTCATCGTCATCGTGATTGACTCTTTCTTGTAGGTCTATGATGTATAAACGTGCAGTGAGTAGACCTTTCACCTCTCCGCACATCTTCTTGTACTCCGCAAAATCTTCAGCCTTGCCATCGGCTATTGACATTTGGAGTTGGGATACTTTGTCATCTATCTTTGAAGCTAGAAGTTTTAGGTATTTGTCGATCATTGTTTATTCCTCATCATGTCAGCCATAAGTTTGTTCTTCTCTGTCTGAGCGTCTTGGGCTAGTTCCATCTGATCTTTTTGTACCGTAGCTTGGATCCGCGCCATATCAATTTCCTTTTGGGTAGAGATACGATCACGTTCGATCTGCTGCTGCGATTGTTTTAGCTGGGCATCAGTAGCATCTTTCTGAGCCTTACGCTGTACCTCTTGACCCTTAAGCGCCAGCTCCTGCTGTTGCATCTGAATCAATGGATCTTGTTGCAATGCCGCCGCTTGAGCCTGCTGGGCTTGTGCGGTATTGGCCTGCAGTAACTGGGCGCTTGCCTGTGCAATGAGCTGTGACAGCTGGACTTCCACATCCTCTGGCAACTTCTCGTTCGGGCCGGGCATCGGCACACCCATTTGCTTCTCTATTAACTGACGATAGTGGAAGCCTAAGTGTTCTGCAATGTGAGCCTGCATAGCGGCCATGATCTGGTTGGCCATAGGGTTCTGGCCTATGGTCTTCATGATCAATGGGTCTTGCATGAACGTCTGGTGGGTCGCAATGTGAGCTTGTTGGTCTTGGTAAATAAAAGCTTTTAATGGCATACCTTTTAGTGCAGCCATGTTCTCGCTGACTGGGTCTTTTGGTGTCTCATCGTCTGGTAGAGGCACCAGCTTCTGGGCGTTCTTAATTCCGAGGACGTCAAGCATCTGTCTATGTAACTGTGGTAAATCATAGATCTGTGGGGCTTGCTGGGACAGCTGGATCACCGCCTGATATTGAACAATCTTCTGCGCCATCGTGGCCGCATTAGGGTCAGACACAGGGATCACATCGACCAAATCGTAATCAGACTGTTTGGCTTTGCGGGATCCTTCTTCTGGCTGGTAAGAGTACTCAGGCGGTGTGTAGTCACGGATGATGTCTCTTAATAGGGCAAGTTCCTGCTTAAAGGAATAGTGAATGCGCGCCTGAACAGCGGTCATTACCTTAAGCTGGCGCTCAAGGATGGCCAACGTGGTGCCAACGGGAGAGTTAGCAGACATATCGGCAACTTGGATGTCAGCTGCAGAGGCAAACTTACGGCCTTCTTCAACAATCTTATCGAGTAAAGAAGCTAGAACCTGTGATGGCTCTTTGTATGGCAGAGGCATGATGTTCTCTGCAATAGATCCGCTTGGAACGTCTACATCGCGCCACTCAGCTGGGCCGATTGGGGTATCGTCACCCTTGACCCGCAGGCCACGGGTCTTAAATCCGCCGGGTAAGTTGGCCAGAGTACCAGCATCCACCAGCTGGCGCAAAATTGACGTACCAGACTTGGCAAATGCGCCAACAAGGTGAATCAGGCCAAAGCAGTAGAAGCCAAAGCCTGGGACGTAACCATAATGGACGTAATGCTGGCGCTTAGTGTGGAGTTTGTCGCCTTGCTTCCAGTTTCTGCGGATAGCCAGACACTTCATGCTTCCGTATTCGACAGTAACAATATAGGGCAGGGCAATTCCTGTAGGTTCGCCGTCTTTATCGGTGTGCTCGTAGCCTTCAAGGTCGAGCTCCACGTTCATCTCAAGGATTTTGTAGCGGTCATCCGACAAAGCTCGGAATCCCATCTTTTCTGCAATCTTTTTCTCTACTTCATCCAGCGAGTTGTTGGGCTCTCCAAGGTCAATGTCGGCATAGAATCCAGCAACCTGTAATTTACGCAGCTCGTTTTCCGTTTTTCGCATAACGTGCGTAACGCGAGGGGACGTTTGAATGTCGGACGCGCCGTAAGGCACAACCAGATCTTCAGCCGGGACGAATATTGATGTTTGTCTGTCAAAACTTGGATCAAAGTAGACTTTCTTAAAAGCGTTTCCTGACAATCCCAGACCCCAGACCATTCTTTCGTGCTCTGGCCTGAACTCTGTCATCACATCTGTCAGTTGATAGTTCATATCATCCTGAACACGAACAGCGGCGTCTTTTTTCTCTTGGGTTTCCTTGCCAATGATCTGGGTCTTCACCGGCCCAGCGGCGGGAAACGTGCTCATCATGATTTCAGCTTGGAATTTGACCAAAGCTTCAGAGAGTAGGGGGTGGTAGACACCGCAAGCACCAATCCAAGGGTCTGCTCGCTCTTCAATCTTCATCCCTAAGAGCTCAAGGCCGTCTACATAGGTCTGCATCCAGTCTTTACGGGAGTTGACGTCATCGTCATAGTCACCAATCAGGTCAGTCACTATCCCAGTAACGATAGATTCGTCTAAATAATCAACTAAGTTGGCGTCAAAGTCATCTTCTTCTGAGCCGTCAATGGTAATTTCCATCCCACCCATACTAATTGTCACCTCTTCAGGGTCAACAATCTCAATTTCAATGCCGCCATCCTCTTCAGTCTCAGGCATTAGGGCTTCGATACCCTCTGGTGCGGCGTAAAGTGATTTTTCAATGGACATATGTATCCTTAGTAGTAAGAAACTTTGCGTCTAAACGAGCGAACTTCGTCCTCTTCGTCTGTCTGCAAGCGTATAAACCCGCCTTTTCTGAACCTTATCAGAGCCTGCGTAGAAGAGTCAACTAAGTCATCGTGGTCTGAGTTTGGGAACGCAGCCATTTCTTCCATTAACTCATCAGCCCAGCGCGTAGGTGGCGCCCAAACCTTACCGCTGGCAAACAAATCAGATACAGAATTGATCCTCACCATCTTATCATTACCTCTAGACGGCGTAAACTCTTGAACAGGAATTCCCATCGCCCGTAGTTCATAAATCAATGGCGCTCCGGACGCCTTTGCCTCAACGATAAACGCATCTGGCTCCCACTCTTTGTAGTGATTAAAGGCTTTTTCTTTTAACTCTGGGAATTCCATGCGTTTTTTAAACGCATCCAGCAAAATAATATTCGCGTCATTCTGGTTTTCATTCAAATAGAAAACCCCCCAAGTCGTGCAGGCGGAATAGTCAGAGCGTTCGTTTTTTGTAAACGCCGTATCCCAAGACTGGATCACAAACTCACATTTAGGCGGGTCTTCGTCTGTCCATTCTTTCCACCACTCCCGCTTAACAATCGCGCCTTGTTCACTGGTCGGGCTTTGTTGGTACTGGGCGTTCCACTTAGCCGCAGGCAGTTCAGACTGTAGAGCGTGGAGCTCTTCTAGGCTCCAGAACTCTGGCCATAGGGGATTACCACTCGGGAGAATCGCAGGGAAGTCAATCACCTCCCAATCGTCATTCCCGTCTTTGTCAATCGCAGACTGCAAGATCCGGCCAGTCAGATCTCTCTTGGCCCAGCGTGTCATCACGACAATGATCGCACCTCCAGGCTGGAGACGCTGGCGCGGGCCAGAGGTGTACCACTCGTAGACTTTATCAAAGACAGTAGGATCTCCAGCGGCAAGGGCAGCTTCTTGTTCAGAATGGGGATCGTCAATGATCAGTAGGTCAGCACCCTTACCCGTCACTGTACCGCCTACACCAATCGCAAAGTACTCTCCGTTCTTATTCGTAGACCAACGGCCAGCCGCTTTACTGTCAGACCTTAAATTAACATTGGGGAATATCTTAGAAAACGGCTCACTGGCTACTAAGTTACGAACCTTACGGCCAAAGCCTACTGCAAGTTCTGCTGTATTGGAGCACTGGATAATCTTCTTACTAGGATCCCGTCCCAAGAACCAAGCCGGCAGCATATAAGAAGCAAACTCAGACTTCGTATGCCGAGGTGGCATATTGATGATCAGACGCTTAATCTTTCCAGTCGCGATCTCTTCGAACTTCTTAGCCATTACCTTGTGGTGGCGTCCGTCAATGAACCCCGGCCACATGGCGTGGGCGAACTTATTAAAATCATCAAAGGCTTCTTCTCTTTGTTGGCTGGCTTCTAATGCATCTAGGTCGTCAAGGTAAGAGGCTTGTTCGTTAGAAGGCATCTTAAAGAAAGTCTCAGCGGCAGTCTCGGCTTCTGCTTTCGGGAGGTTAAGAGCAAACATCACCCTCCTGACAAACAGATCTATCTCTTCCTGCTTTTCAAGCTGTTGTTTTTTGTTCAAGGAAGGTTCCTTAACTTTAAGTAAGACGGGCGCACACTACGTGCCGAATTCTTAGCTCTCCTGCATATCCCTAAGTCACAGAGCTTCTTCACAACCCGATGAACATTCCCCCGCCCTCTGTCCCCTGTATGGAACATGATGTCATCTATAGAAGGCCCATATCCAAAGTTCCTCCAATACTCATCTATCACAAGGAACACAGTCCTTTGCTTCTCAGTCATACACGCCCCTATACACGCATCGTAAGTTTGTTGAATCATTTTCTAATTAACTTGTAAGTTTCATGCAAGGTTCGAATTAACACTGTTAATTACCCCCCACCCTTTTTTTGTACAGAAACACATGGGGGGGTCATTCCTTATCGAAGTCCAGCACTTGGTCATCAGATTTTGTAGGGGGTACCCCCTCTTTTTTTTCTGGTGATTGAATGAGTGAAACGCTAGAGTCTGATGATTGAATGTCAGAAACAGTATGTGATAGGGCGCCCGGCGCGCGGGGGCCTGCAGGCGGGGCCCCGGGTGCGGTGGGTGCGCCGCTGGCAGCCTCCGAAGTGCTGCCGCCCCGGATTTCTTCCAGCAAATCTAGCGCTTCTGCAGCTGGGCCAGCGCTGGGCGCCCGGGCCTGCAGCCGATCGAGCAAGCGCGCCCGGATGTCAGCGCTCTTGTGAATGACTGTGCTCTCTTTGCGCTCAAGGAAAGCGCCCACTTCGAATAGGTTACCGATGAGCTGCAGCGCTCGCATGCGCTGGGCCGGTGGGAACTCTGGGTTTAGTGTGTGCTCTACCAGCTGCTGCACCAGCAGGGCCTTCAATTGTGCGGGTGTCCGATGTTTCTCCGCTTCTATTGCCAGCTTATACGCTTCGATCTCACGCTGTATTCGCGCATCCGCTGCAAGCTTATATGGCGCCGTGACAATGGTTGACTTAGCAGGCTTTGGGTTATAGCTTTGCCGGTATGCTGCAGCCTTAGTGTTACCCAGTGCAACGGCATGAGCGAAAGCTTTGGCCTTACTGGATATCTTGGGTGTCTTACCCTCTCCGCTGCTTAACAGCGACTCAATAGGAACTTGATCTAATCCGGCCTTGATCTGCGCGCGTGACAATTTTTGGGGCATGGTGTTTTTGTGGGTACAAAATAAGAATGACCCGAAGATAACAAAACCCGCGCTGCAATGCAAACCACTCGCACCAGCTGGGCCGGGCTGGTGTTATCCCATCACAGCAGCTGCAGCACCGAATAAATGCACCGGCACAGATCACCAGGATTAAAACCGGCCAAAAATTCGACCCAAAAAAACGCGCTGCTTTGCCCCTGGTTATTTGCTGGCCCATGCTGTCACCCTTAGAGCTGCAGCCTATACGCAACGCCCGAGAAAATATTTTGCGTTAACTGTAAAAAAACCCCTTGACAGGTCAACACATGACATGATGGAATCGTTATTCATGTTTAACCCCAACCGAAAGGAACTCTATGAAACCACTCTACCTAATCGCTTGCAGCAATGCCAAGCTTGACCACGCCGCCCCAGCTGCAGAGCTGTATCAGGGCCAAGCTTTCAAGCTGGCCATGGCAGCAGCAGAGCGCGCCGGCGCTGATGTAATCATTCTCTCGGCCCTACATGGCGCCGTCAGCACTACGCGCCAGCTGCAGCCCTACAATCGCGCCCTTAGTGACATGAGCACTCACCAGCGCGCCGTTTGGGCCGCGATGACAGAACAGCAGCTGCAGCAGCACAAGGGCCGGGCCATTACTGTGCTGGCCGGTAAGCATTACGCCGCAGCTGTAGAGGGCTGGCCTAACGTATCACGCCCGCTGGCCGGGCTGGGAATCGGCCAACAGCTGGCAGCGCTTAAGAATCTAAACACCACAGTTCAAGAGCTGGAAGCGCTCGAAGAGCTGGCCCTTGCCGACTACAGGGCCGAAGAGGCCGACCGCCGGGCCGCTTGGGCCGCCGGCTGGGATATTGGCAGCGGCGCCGTTTTGCTGGCCAAGGTTCGACTCGGGAAGATACGCGACCAGCTGCACGAGCTCGACCACGAAGGCCGGCGCGAACTCGAGCGCGAAGCCCGGGCCGACTACGCCGAGCGCGCAGCCCTCATGCTTGACGATGCATAACCCCCAACCAACCAAAAGGAAAACCATGACAACACTTGAATTATTCGAACGCGAGACAAACACCTACCGCGATGGCTGGGCCGGCCTAGACAGCTGGGCCCATATTGGCACCGCAAAACTACTGCAGCAGCGCATGACGCGCGAGCCTGACGGATACGATGACGGCGGCGCCTATCTTGCAAAGGTTATCGCGCCCAGCAGCCTAAAGGGCCGCGACCTATCCCGGGCCATCGCCGCGACCATGGGCGGCAGCAGCTGCAGACATGAGCACGACTGCTGCGGGTGCCCGAGCACCAGCGCCAGCGTAAAGCGCACCAGCGCCCGCGAATATTCCGTTTATCTCCGAGTGTCATACAACTATTGAAAGGGCAAACAATGACCGCCGTATTAACTACACCCGACCAAATAGCCCGCTTTAGGCTGGCCACCCTCCGCGCAGCTCTCAAGCTTGAGATTGCCGGCATGAAACGCAGCCGGGGCCCGAGCGCTTACGCAATCCTCAAAAAAGAAGGTTTCACCGGCACCCGGGCCGCTGTGCTGCAGCAGCTTAACGAACAGCTTGAAAGGGCCGACCAATGAAACACCATCGACACCGCCAACACTACAGCCCAGCAGCAGAGCGCGCCGAAGCCCGGGCCGCTGCTGGTTTTGATTTTCTCGCCGTTTTGCTAGTGGCCGGCGCCCTTACTGTGGGCGCCCTTTTTTACTTCGACATTTTTACAAAGGGGTTTTAATCATGACCAATCAAAAACAGATACGCGCCGCATTTTGGGAAGCTTTCCCGGACTTACCACGCCGCCGCTACCGCTACAGCCCAAACCGCAGCGACAAAACGGCCCAGCTGGTTTATCCAATTGATACCCGCTGCGCTTTTGTTGATTTTGTGGATTATCTGCAGCGCGCCGGCGTCATTTCCGAAGCTCTCGCAGACCGCGCAACGCTGGAGGCCTGAACCATGCTCTACACTTTCATTCGCAACAGCGGCAACCGCAAAACCGGCCCGCTGCCTGTTACTTACAACCTCCGGGAAACTTGCCCGCCCGGCTGCGCCCTTTACCGGGCCGGCTGCTATGGTGAAGATTTCCACACGCGCATGAGCTGGGACAAGGTGCCCCAGCGCGGCGCCCCGGTGCAGCAGCTGGCCGGCCACATTCAGAGCCTGCCCCCGGGCCAAGTGTGGCGTTTTGCTGTAGTGGGTGATCTGCCCGGTAAGGGTGAAAAAGTAGACGCCCACGCGCTGGGCCTAATCGTGAAGGCCAACCGGGGCCGGCGCGGGTTCACCTACACCCACAAACACCAGCCCGAAGCGCTCAAGTGGGTTAAACACGCCAACAGCTGGGGCTTTACGATCAATTTAAGCGCCGACAACGCCGGCCACGCCGACCAGCTGGCAGCCACCGGCGCCGGCCCTGTGGCCGCTGTGGTGCCCATGGATACCCCAAAAGTGAGCCACACCCCCGCCGGGCGCTTGATCGTGATCTGTGAGGCCCAAACCCGCGAAGAGGTCACCTGTGAATCATGCGGCAATTTTGAACCATGGTGCAGCCGCTCAGACCGCGATTTTATTGTAGGTTTTCGCGCCCATGGCAGCAAGGCCGCGCAAACCGACAAGCTGGCCCGTAAAGTTATCCCTATTCTGAAAGGTTAAATCATGCTGAAAACAATGCGCGCTAAATACCCCGGCAAATGCAGCCTATCAGGCGCCCGCATAAACCCCGGGGATTTCATCATTTACGACACCAATACCCGGACGGCCCAGCTTGAGCCGGACGCCGACACAATCCAATTCACAACGACCAGCCCGCGCGTAAGCGATGTTTTTAACTTTTCGGGCCGAGAGTTCTACCGCAACAAAAAGGGCCGCTGTGAAGATGCGCCATGCTGTGGCTGCTGCACCATATGAGCATCACAGAGCCGCGCACCATGGCCCAGCTGCTGGCCGATGGATACACGCGCGATCAAGTTTATAACGCAGTTAAACGCGGGCAGCTGGTGAATCTTGCAGCCCGCGATGCTTGGGGCCGCCGTACCCGGGGCCCGGGCCTATTCTCAAACCCTGCAGCGCCGGCATACAACGCCGGCCCGCTGCTTTCCGCATGGAGTAAATAATGAATTGGCACACAAAACCCGAAACAATCCGCGAAGCGCTCAAGTCGCTTATTTTCTACGCCGAGCAAGCCGGGCCCGATATGCCCGACACGGCGCGCGTGGAAAATTTAGCCGTAGCAATTGAGCTGGCCCGCGAGGCCCTGAAGGTTCACAATGAAACAAACTGAGCACACCTACACCGAGGCCGGCCACAAAGTGGCCCGGGCCATCATGCAAAACAACGCAGCGCGCGCCCGGGCTGCAATGCAAAACTTTAATTTTCTGCTGGCCCTCGAAGCAGAGGCCGACCGGGCCGAGGCCCGCAGACTCTACGCGCTGGGATATAACGAGGCCCAGCACTAACCACCCGCCGCCCACCACGCACCGGCCCCCGGGCCGGACAGGCAGCCCGCAAGACCAGCATACAAGCTGGCAAAACGAGGCTATTTATTGACCCATTCTAGCCAGTAGAACGAGGCTATTTCCTAATTAACAGTGTTAATTAACCCAACAAAACGGAGATTTTTAAATGCCAAATTGGTGCTCAAACTCATTAAAAATTGTCGCAACAAATGCCGACTCAGAGAAAAAACTTGCTGAAATTGTGCAAGAGCTGGCGCGCGCTGTTGCCGCGAAAGAAAACCCCGCGATCTTTCAAATGATCCGCCCGGTGCCTGAAGACTTAAAAATTACAGCCGGGTTTCTTGGCAAAGGTACCGCCGAGCAGGCCGAGCTCGAAGCCCTAGAGGCCGACAATCTAAAGCATTACGGCTATAAAAATTGGCATGGCTTCTGCATGGCAGAATGGGGCACCAAGTGGGACATGAGCATTGCAGACAGCCCCGAGGTTTACGAGATCGAGGGTAATGCCGTGACGATTTACTTTGACACAGCTTGGTGCCCGCCCGGGGGCATCTATCACGCTCTAGAGGCCATGGGATTCAAGGTCGAGGCCACATACATAGAACAGGGCGTGGGCTTCATTGGCCACTACAGGGACGGGGTCGATTTCTGCACAGACATGGATCAGCTGCACCCAGTTACCGACAACGAAGAAGACGAAGACGAGTTCTTTCACCTATGCGAAAACATTGATAAATTCTTTGAAGCCGCCGGCTTCACTCACTCACCACCCAACTTTGGAGGTTAATCATGACAAATCAAGACGACTCATACGCCCGCATTGACAAAATGTGGGAAACAAAAGCACAAGAAAGCGCCGAAAGGCGCCGGCTTACCAAGGAAGATGTTGAGGACTCGATCACTTACAAAGTGACCGGGGCCCTGATGGTCGCCGCCGGCCTTATGTCTGACGCGCAAGAGCTGCTCTCTATGGGCGCCAGCGCCCAAGCAAACGAGGCCATCAATAACGCCAAGCGCGTGATTTTTATGGTCATGGACGGAGAGCTAGACCCCGGCATTCGCAAATAACTACAGCAACCCGCGCAGGGATTCGGCAGCCAACTGGGTGCCAATTCTCTGCTCGGTATCGTTGAAATCCTCTCCCGCCTCGCCTAACCAGTAGACCGAGGCTATTTTTTTGGCTGTCGCCACGCCCATGGCATCGTTATCGGCAATCACCAGCGGGTCGCGCAAGTTCTTAGCGATTTCTAACATATTCCCCGCAGAAAAACACACGTAAATCGTATAGCGCTCGCGCAAATACTTCATGGCCCTACGCACAGACATACCCGTAGCAAACCCCTCACAGAGAATATTGCGGCCTTTGTTATCAATCACCAGACTGGCGCCTTTGGTCTGCTGCCCTGACAAAAAGCGCTTTGTGCCGTCTTCCTGAATGAGCTGGCACCCAACCAAGTGCTGGCCCACCCTCATTGGCAGCACCAACAGGCTATTCCACACTAGGCCACGATCAGGAAAACCCTTGCGAATCAAGTAGGGGTGCTGCTGCTTAACGGCATTATTCAGAATAAATGCGGCCTTGTCTGCAGCCTTACGCTGACGCAGCTGGTGCTCGCGCTTGGCCGCTTCCCGCTTGGCCGCAGCATTGGGGTCGGGTATAAACGGCTCGCTGGATTTATAAAGTATATGCCTGTCATGTACAGCAAAGTTAATGATCGCGCCCTTGTGGCCATCAAAGATGTAGGCGCCGTTTTGTTTCCGGGGATGGTCATCAGTCCCAACACGCACCCAACGATCTAGCACTAGGTCTTTGATCATGAGGCCATGATCCCTTGCGAATTCTTCGAATGTCATTTGTTGGCCTTCGATTTAGCCCAAGCAATGTTGCGCGATTTAATCCACGCGCTGGTCTTAAAGCTTGTCGTTAAGGAATTTGTATTGAGGCCGCGAGGGTAGGTGCCATACTTTTCTTTGTATTTATGTGCAGCCCAACCCTCTTTGTAACCCCGCGCTTTAGCAAAAAAGATCAGCTCGGAATAGAACTTTTGATTCTCTGTGACCAGCTCGCGCTTGGTCATTTCTAACTCTGTTAATTGACCTGGGACATTCAGGACTTGCTTTTGAGCTTTCTCAAACCCGCATTCACCGCAGACCCGATCAGGCCAGACCCACAAAGTCTTGCAGGCCGGACACTTGGCCTCGGTCTTTTCTTTCTCTGTCGGTTCTTTCTTTGCTGTCTCAGAGCCATTCTCCAGCTCGGTCACGCCCTCATCGAACAGCCTGTCCCATTCTTTCCTAAACCGCAGGTAATTACCCGAGTGATCCAACCACAGGCCGTAGTCTTTGCCATCATATGGCCGCATGATCCGGCCCATCTGCTGCACATGGCTGCTAAATGACTTGGAAAAAGGCCTTGCAGACACGCCAATCATCACATCAGGGACGTCAAAACCTCTGGTCAGTATGTCTGTGGCAATTAGTCCGTTGATTTTTGTGTCAGGCCTGCTGAAATCCTCGATTGTCTCGGCTTTGAACTCGTCATCCTCTTTGTAACTGATTGACACAAAGTTATAACCGGCCTCGTTGAACTGGCGCACAAGGTCGCGGCCATGCTCAACACCGGAGGCAAACACAACTGTCTTGCGTGGGCCACCAAACACTTCGTTTGTTTTGGTAATCCACTCTTCGACAATGTCGCCTGTGATCTTCATGCCGCGCTCGGAAACATCATCAGATGACCACTCACCGGCCACCTTCTTGGCGCCCGTCATGTCGATCTCTTTGGCAATGTAGATCTTTAGCGGCGTTAGCCACTTGTCTTCGATCAGATCACCAGTAGGCTTGGCGCCAACTACATTGGTGTAGGTGTCACCCAAACCATTGGTAAAAGGCGTGGCCGTGAGGCCGATCACCTTCATGTCTGGGCGGTCTTTGATGAACTGAATGATCTGCTTGCGCTGCACATGGCACTCATCAATGATGAGCATAGACACATCAGGGAAGTTGTCCCTGCTTTCTAGTGTCTGCGCGCTGCATACTTGGATCTTTTCATAAGGCCTGTAGCGCCAATGATCCGCCTGCAGAACACCATGGTTAATTCCATAGTTTCCAAGGCGGGTGCTGGTTTGATTGACCAACACGATGCGGTCTAGCACCATCGCTACATTCTTAAGCTGCTTGGCCTGCTCTAGCATGATGGCCATGGCCACCTCTGTCTTGCCAAACCCTGTGGGGGCATATAGCAGCTGGCTTCTGTGGCCGTCTTTGAAGCCCTGTGCGAGCTTCTCCACAACATCTGATTGATGCGGTCTTAAACTAAGCATTTGATTTCTCCTGCTGGGATACCGCCCAGCTTCGGTTTATTTAGATTCTAGTGCCTTTTCTGCCCTCTCAACGCGCTTCTTCCAATAGTTTAATTGCTTGATCATCTCAGCATTCTTACTCTGGAACTCATTGCGTGATTGGGTCATGGTACGCAGCTTGAACTCAAGATCTTTGACCTCGGCCCGCAGCGACTCTATGGTTTCCTGAACTTCTGTCCTGGCCTTCTCAGACACAGGCAATGTTCGGATGGCCAACATATCTTTGAGCTTTGTATTCTCTTCTGATAATGCCGTATGCTCGATGGCCAGCTCATGCATCTTATCGTCTTCGGTGTACTCGGGCTCGGGCTCTGGCGCCGCTTTGGGGCCACGGCCAGTTATGTTCACGCGCTGGCCATTCTTATCTACCCGCGAAGCAGCTTCCAATCCCATGGCCTTGCGAACACGACCAACAGTCATTGACGATACATCACAGATCAGGGCAATCTCAACATCGGTCTTCTCGCCCAGCTCAATGTCTTCTAACGCCATCTGAACCACATAGCGGCGCTCTTCGGGGGTGCGTGGCTTACCATGCTTGCCGTTTGCTTTCAAGCAGGCCAAGAAAGCATCGCGCTTGGTGCCTTGATTGACTACAGCCTCAATGTCCAAGAACCCTGCGCGCTTGTGTGCGTGGAATCTGTGAAAGCCATCGCTGGGCCAGTAAGACTTGCCATCAAACCAAAGGTCGATAGGCGGGAACTTGTCTTTGCCCTCTAGCAATACCTCGGTGTAGTGCTGAACCAGGGGCTCGTCAATCTCTTTGCGTGGTTGTGTGCCGCCGTCCAAACGGATCTTCTGCAGCTTAATTCTTTCGGTCATTATTTTCCTTTTGTTGATGTTCTTTTAGATGCGCGGCCTGCCCAACAAGAGGCGCAATGCCACTTTGTATGGCTAAGTTGGATGCCACCCTCTGGCGGCTTTAGTTCGTTGCAGTAATTGCACTCCTTATATTGATGCACCGGCTGCTTACTTCCGATTGATAGCTGTTGTTTTGCAAACCCATTCACTTTTTAAGACTCCTCACATAGATGGCAAACCCTGCCGTTGTATCCCCGCCGTTTTTCATGTTGTCAAACTCTTTAGCCACCTCTTCCAAGGTGTCGTTCCTGATCTTGTTGGAGATCGGGTCAAGCTGGCGCTGAATCATCTGACGTTTGCGCCAGCCTAAAGCCCTTTCCCACATATTTAACTCTGGTTCACTCATACGAATTTTTCTCCTTAAGTTTGGCCTCAATAACCCGAACGTAACGAATTACAGCTTGGTTTGATACGTTTCCATCATCAAGACCAAATGCAAAGCCATCGTCAATGGCGCCTTCAATTTCCTCGTCAGTCAGCCCTTCCCACTCGCGGTCATCGAACTGGCTAACCATGTCGCATATGCCGGAATAGCAGGTAGGGCAAAAGGCCACCGGAAGAATCCCAATGTAACCTTGAATGCCGCCCTCGTCATCTGTGAAATCACATTGACAAATGCTGCATTGATGGTCTGTCCCAACGTGGTCAAAGCCTTCGATCATGAGTTCTTCTCCGTAATATCGTAAAACCAATCTTGCCCAGCCGACCACTTGCGGGTGCCATCTACAGTCCAGAGTTTTTGTGCAGCCTGAAAGTCAGGGAACTTTGTCTCAGCAGGGATAAGGCTCTGGTCATACCACAGGCAGCGGTTATTGGGCTGGCAGGCGAACTGGCCGTTGTCAAGGGCAATCCAGTTAAAAGACTTATGCTCCTCGGCCTGCTCAGTAAACCCAGTATCCAAGTCCATACCTTCAGCGCAGAAGTCCACAGTAAACAGGTAGCGACCAAAGTGCCACTCTCTGTCTTTACCCAAGAACTTCACACCAAGGTTACGCAGGCCAATCTTTTCAATGATTGTGAAGCGGTAGCCCATGCAGTCCCAGAGCTGAAGAGTATCGACTGGTAAATTGCCGTGCTCTGTTTGCCACACATAAGCGTGGATAGGTAGCTTGTCGTACAGAGCGCCATAGGCCGGAAGCAAAGACTCAATGCGGAACACTTGCCCGCGCAAAGCTTTAAGGCTGACCCAGATTGCCGGCTCCAGCTCGCCATGGCCTTTGTGATCGTTGTATAAAAACTCTTTACGAACAAAACATTTGAGGGGCGGTAGCGATGCCACGATGTAACTCATGCGTTCTTCTCCTTAAACTTCTCTTCCACCAACACCTTAAAGATAAACGTGTTCAAGTGATCTGTTGGCCAGCTGGGGAGCTGTTTGATGATTGCCAGTGTCTCTGTATTGGTCAGATTCTTCCAGCGTTTCTTAGGCTTTCTAGGCTTGAATACGGGCACCCTTGGGTCTGAGAAAAAGTCAACATTGTCAGACCATGCTGCCCAAGTAAACAGCCAGCGCCACATCATTTCTTGATTGCGGCATCGGTATTGGTACTCTGCCATTCGCAGGCAAGCTTCTTGTCCGGGCTTCATGTGTTCTTCTCCTTGAGCTTGGCTTCACGCCACTTGCCAATAGATCCAAGATTCTTGTCGCATTGTTTGCAGATAGCATCACAAGCCATAGTTTCGTTAACTCCACCATCGTGCTTGCATCTTGATTGCCTCCACGCTTGTCTTGCATAAACAACACCAACAACCAACAAGAAAACGGCAAGTGCAATCAATCCAAACACATCGCCAAAAGTAATTACAAATACAGGGGTCATGTGTTCTTCTCCTTGAGCGCCCTTTGAATCACCCTAGCAAACGCTATCTCACGTTCGCTTCTGCCACCTTCTGCGTAAAACCCGTTGAGCAGTTCTAATATCTCGTTACGCGTTAGGTCAACCCAAGGGCGAACGTAGTCTTGGATGTCATCGTCATCAGTCATACTTCCCTCTCTTTAATCATGTCATCAGCGTATTGGTATGCGGTTGTTGTAATTTCATTGATAACCCCGCTGCACTCTTTACCCTCTCGAATGATGAGAGCTTGCAAAGCCTGTGCCGCAAAGTAATCCCGCAGATCCATACCGCCTTCACCGCCTACAGCTGTGACGCGCGCTTCATCGTTGATGCTGAATGCTGGTGTTGGGAATGCTTTCATGCTTTGCTCCAGAACAAAATGATCCCAGCCACAATCACAATGAAGAAGATCGCATACGTAGGCCAGACTGGCTCCTTGCCATACGGCCCACTGATGGGTTCACTATCGCAGTTAAACGCTTCGTGCATAGTGCGTGGATAGCGTCTTGTTGTTTCGTTTTCCATACTTACCTCCTGTGTTAATAATATAACTCATGAATAAACGATGAGTCAACTGTTATGTTACCACCTAAAAGCCCTCTTACCCGTTGACCCTCCCTCCCCCACTGGGAGGCTAAAGGATCAGCGTCTCATTATCAAGGAGCTTTGCCCAGTTGTTAAGTGAGCTACCGGCCAGCCAAGCCGCCCTCCCCTGAGATCCCGATAAGGTCAGTTTGCACCATCCTTAACGATCAACTCCCAGCGTACTAGGGTATGTGTCTTTCGACTTCCTTGTTTATTCCGTTCGATTGCTCTACTAGGAGGCGCGGGTCACGCCGAGGTTCTGTGTTTCTTGAGTTCAACCCATACAGGTCATTAGCTAACGCGCTCTGACGGCTACGTTGCGAAAGGAGAGACTGGGACTGCTCACATTAAGCAGTGTTTTCAAAACATTTACCGTCCAGTGGCGCTAACCCACCGCACAGTCCCAGTCTCAAAATAGAAAAGGCCACTTAAGGCTACATTCCGGTTGCGACCTTGCCTAATATCTCTCCCACGAAAGCATTAGGTAAGGCGGAATATAGCCATAAGTGGCCTCAAGCTGTCACTCGCAACAGTAACAGCTCGTTTATATCAAAGATATTTGCGTTGTGCAATACCCTATGAAAAAAAAGTTGGTGGGCACATGAAGCAGTGTTTGTGTAAAAACCGAAAAAGGAAAAACAAGCGGCGCTAACCCGCTTACCACCAACACGGCTGGGTACTGTAGCCAGAGAGCAGGCGTCCACGCTCTTAATCTGACCGGCATTCGCTGAATATAATCAACGGGCCTGTGCCTCAATACCCATGCGTGTTGATATTAACACTGTTAATATGAAAAAACCCCCGAGTGATTAGCCCGGGGGAAAGGACAAACCCAACAAAGGAGAGTGGCAACTGCTTGCCGGAATTTATTCTACATCAATCTCCGTAAAGTGCAATGAATGCTGCATCTGCATACGCTTGGCCGGCTCCCTTTTTATCAAGCTCCCTCCAGAACGGCCACATCCGGATGGCCAACGTCCTAGAAGCATCCTTGTCTTTGCCAACCAGCCCCGCGCGCTTCTTCCATGATTGAGGGGTAACCATCATTACAGGGACTTCATGCGCACCGAGCACACCTTGGATCACACCAGCTGAGTGGCCGAATGAGAACATCGAAGCCACGCCTTGGCCGGGCATACTACTCACTAGCTCGACATACGCCTTGACTTCTTTACCCGAAGAAGCTAACGGCCAAATAATTGCAGCCAACGCAGAAGCATTTACACGATTGGCCGAACCTATTTTCATAGTGGGCATCCTTTCCCATATCACTGGGATGTCATTGTTAAAAACAACGATGGCGCCAGACAGGCCAGGATCTATTCCAATCTTAATCATAAAATTCTTTCAAAAGGTATTGCAAGACATGAAAGTATGTGGGTACAATGTGTTGCCGATTGTAACTGATCAATTGAATTTATACAACGTGGTTTGGTTCGGCGCGGAGCGGTCAGGCTCGGTCGGGCAAGGCATAACAAGGAGCTTAACAGCCGATAGGTGATTGGTAACAGTCATCCTTCGAGTGTTTCGTTTGGGTATCGCATGGTCTGGTACGGCACGGTTCGGCGCTGGTTGGGTGTTGCATCGCACGGCGGGGATTGGCAGGGGCTGACAACAGCCGATAGAACATTCTAAAGAGTGTTCCTTCGAGTGTTTGGCATGGGCGGTTGGGCCCGGCGTGGCACGGCGTAGAAAGGTAAGGACGGGTCGGGCATGGAACTGGCAACAGTCGATAGGGTATTGGTAACAGTACCACTTCGAGTGTTAGTGGTACGGAGAGGTCTGGCCGGGAAAGGCGAGGCATGGCCGGGTCGGGACGGGCTTGGTAAGGAATGGTTCGGCGAGTCAAGGGCTAATGTAGCGGCTATGAAATTGGCAACAGTTTCATGGTCGATGCAAACTGTGCATCAACCAACTTAGGAACTAAAAATGAAATCCATATCTGTAAAAATCACGGGATCAGCTGCTTTACTCATGCACTCTGATCGTTTTGCAAACCCGCTAGACCCGCTGGCCAAGGCTCATAAAGAGATGACTGGCAAACGCAAGAAAACTGACGATGACTTTATTGCCATTGCCAAGAGTGAATTCATTGGCGGCTGCTACTGGAACGAAGACACTGGATTCTTTATCCCAGCACAGAACCTTGACTCATGCTTGATTGCTGCAGCCAAGCTCCAGAAGCTGGGTGTTAAGTTTAAGCAAGGCGTCCAGGTCTTGGAAGACGAGCTTCCTCTTGACGGGTTTAAGAACACAACTCCAGAGAAACTTTGGGAAAACCCAAAGAATGTGGATGCCCGTGGCGTTAAGGTTGGCATGGCCAAGATCATGCGATACCGCCCCATCTTTCGCAACTGGTCACTCTCTGCCACTGTGATGGTGAATGAGGATGTAGTCAATGTTAACGAAGTTAAAAAGGCTTTGGTTGATGCTGGCGCCTTGATTGGTTTGGGTGACTACCGCCCACGTTTTGGACGTTTTAATGTGGAGTTCGCATGAGTGACGAAAACCCAAAACTATTCCCAGCTTGGAAGCAAGCGGTCAGAACCCTGTTGGACAGCGGCCTGACATACGGCAGCGTACTTAAGCGCAGTTACATTTCTGAATTGTGCGAGGTTCCAAAGCCAGTGGACATTAACGATGTACGCCGGTATGACCTTGAGGTGCTGCGCTGCATCACAGAGATCAAAGACATTCTGCTTACAGCACACTGTATGTTGATGGTCAGCGATCACGCCGGCAACTACATCATCATTGAGCCCGAATCCCAAACCCAACACGCAGTTGATGTTGGGGTAAAGGCTATTGGCCGAGAGATGAAGCGCATGGCCATGGGCGTGAGCTTTACCAAGACCGAGCTGCTGACTGACGAAGGCCGCAAAAAGAATGCTGATGCCCAAGCAAAGATCTCAAAGCTGGCTGGAATGCTAACCATTGAGAAACGCGAGCTACAACAAATTGCAGATAGGAGCCGGCCATGATTATCACAAACAAATACAACCTACCTCAGACCTTCGTGAATATCATGAAGCGGCCTACCTACTCCAAGGGTAAGGCCAACATCTCTGCAACAGAGTTAATTAACTCACCGCGCATTGTCCAGCTGCGTAAACTACACGAAGACAAGATCGAGACTGACGTTACAGAGATGGTCTGGTCTATCTTTGGGACGGCTATTCACGGCGTTCTTGAGCATGGTGCCGATGAGAACCACCTGATTGAAGAGCGCCTCCACACAAAGATTGACGGCTGGTCTATCTCTGGAGCTATTGATCTGCAGATCGTCAATGAAGACGGCACTCTAACAATCAATGACTACAAGACCACAGGCGCATGGTCTGTGATGAATGAGAAGATTGATTGGGAATACCAGCTCAACATCTACGCTTGGCTTGTGGAGAAAGTTAAGCAGACCAAGGTTTCCAAGCTTGAGATCGTAGCTATCATCAGAGACTGGTCACGCCGTGATGCAGCCATGAAGGCCAACTACCCTGACGCACCGATCAAAGTGATCCCCATTCGCTTATGGCCGATGGAAGAGCGCGAAACATTCATTCAGGAACGAATCAAAGAACACTCCAACGCATTATTTGACTTGGAGACAGGGGATGAGCTGCCGTTTTGTACGCCCGACCAGACTTGGGAGAAGCCTACAACATACGCAGTGAAAAAGATTGGTAATGTCAAAGCAAGAAACGTTTGCAATACCGATGAGGAAGCTCAAGCCAAGGTGGCCGAGTATGGAAAGGATTACGAAATCATAGTCAGGCAGGGAGAGAGAACGCGATGCGCTGAGTTTTGCTCTGTCAGTAGGTTTTGTAACCAATACAAAGAGTATTTATCAACAAAGGAAAACAATGTCAGTTCATAAGAAACTTATGCAAGCGAGGGTCAAGCTTCTGTCGGTAGACATGAAGAAGTCTGGCCAGAATAAATTCGCAGGCTACTCATACTTCGAGCTGGGTGACTTCATTCCCCATGTTCAGACCATCTTCAACGACCTTGGCCTGTGCGGTGTCGTGACGTTTAACACCGAGTATGCCCAGCTGTGCATCACCGATGTAGATGACGGCACAGTCATTGTGATCACCAGCCCAATGGCCGAGGCCAACCTCAAAGGTGCACACCCCATCCAAAATTTGGGCGCCACTTTGAGCTACCAACGCCGTTATTTATGGATGGCAGCCATGGAGCTTGTGGAAGGGGATGCAGTAGATTCCGCGCCTCCTGTAGAAGCTCCAAAGCCTGTGGCCACACAAACCCCTGCGCCAGCTGCAAAACCCGCCCAAAAGCCCGTTAAACAGCGCCCAGACCCTATTCCACCCCAGCACGTTGAACCAGATGCTTGGACGATCATCATTGACGCCCCTGAAAGTTCAGAAGCATGGGTTGACATGATGGTTGCAGCCAACAGCTTAAAGGTCAGCATGGCCACCAGTGCCGAGCAGCTCAAACAGATGTTCCAAGTGAACAAGCCTATGTACGACAAGCTTAAGGCTTTGAATCCATCTGTTTATGCAGACGTCATTGACAACTTTTCAGCAGCTAAGAAATCATTTTTTTAAGGAGTAACTAATGGACTATCCAAATCGCGGTACTTTGTGGACTAACGACTACAAGAAGACAGACACACAACCAGACATGAAAGGCGACATCAAGCTTGAGCTCGACTTAGTTCGGGATATGCTTGAAAACGCAGACACAGATCACATTGTTATTAAGCTTGGCGCTTGGCTGGGTAAGCATACAGACGGCAAACGCAAGATTACCCTCAAGCTTGATACCTTTAAGAAGGAAGCCCCAGCGGCCTCTAGCGCGAAGGATCCATGGGATGACTAAGAAACCAAAAACCATTCAGGACTGGGAGAAGGTTTGCAACAGCCTGAATAACGCACTTAATTCATGCATTGAAGATGAGGCTAAGTTTCGCGCAATCATTGACAACTTTGAGGAACAGGTTGGCAAGCTGGAAGAGCAGCTGACCATGTCTGTAGGCGTCATCAAATACTTGGAGTTACAAATTGCCAGATCCAATACAGTTCGAAGCGATAAAAACAGGGCTTAAGCAATCCAAGGACGGCTATATGCTGTCTTTGGCTGTTCACCCTGACGAGCTGCACAACGACCTTATGCGCGACTTTGTAGGCTCGCGCTACATTGTTGTGATGGTGCGACTGGGTGATGATGAGCAACCGATGAACCGAGAGAACGAGTTTCCTGGGGATCATGCGGTGAAGCTGGCCGGCATTCTGTGCCGTGATCCAGAGTTTTGGGACTGGCTGCACCAGAAAGAGTGGCTAATGGAGAAGAACGAGAAGGCTTGTGCCAGTTGGATCGCATCCTACTTGGACATAGAGTCCCGCAAAGAGCTTAAGACCAACGAAGAAGCCCGCCATTTATTCAATCAATTGCGAACCAGCTTCGAAGCTTGGAGGAAAGCATGAAGAAACTAATCCCTTACAGCGTCTATTTACCAGTGGAGTATCACGACAAGATCAAGGAACTAGCCAAGCAGCGTAAAGCATCCAGCATGGTGCGGGACGCTATTTGCATGATCGTTGATGGTGACGATACTTTTAAGTCCGGGTACAACAAGGCGCTCAAAGACTGTATAAAAGAGATCGACACCATCAAAGAGATCGAGCACATTGCCGTTCGCGGTAAGTACTTGGCCGATGTGCTGGCCGATCAGATCAAAGAACTGGAGATGCGATGAAAGACATCACTGACCAAGTAATGGACATGGACAAAGCTCTGAGCTCTGCCCTGATGAACACAGAATGCGAAGATCCAATCGTTGCAGTCATTTCATTGAGTAAGCTTCTTTGTGAGTTGCTGGTAGAGCTGGGCATGGACGATGACGAGCAGGCAACGGCTGCTTTCCGCGACACGCTTAGAAACATCCGCAAGGAACATACCGATAAAGAGGTTCACTAATGACTGAACACGACACCAATCTGCGAGATCTGGCGTCTATGTTTGCTTTGGCCGGGCTCATCATCCGTAACAGGGAAGGTGACAACCTAGCCGAGGCAGCATACGAAATAGCCGATCAATGGATGGAAGCTAGAAAAGAGCCCGAAGAAGGACTGGCCGCAATCAAGAAAGGCAAACGCAATGTCAGAAAACATGAGGATCTACGGTAAACGCTACTGCGCTACCTGTGAGCATTCCAAACCCTTAGACCACGGCAAACTTGTAGATCCAAAAGGCAACCGCTGGGTGTGCTATGACTGTAAACCAAATGTATCGAAACGAAAAACTACTAAAAGCCGCAAGGCTCCTGCCGTGCCAGCACTGCGGGGTGAGTGACGGAACAGTGGTAGCCGCCCACAGCAACCAACTACGGGACGGCAAGGGCCGGGGCCTCAAGGCTCACGATTACCGCATAGCGTCCTTATGCTATCGGTGCCACATGGAGTTAGATCAGGGGTCTAAGATGGATAAGGCCCAGCGTGTTGAGATGTGGGAGGATGCACATCGCAAGACACTGGGCCTATTCTTTGAGCAGGGGATTATTGGCCCCGTCTAACCTGATTGTTGAACTCAGTCATCTTCTTTAAGATTTCATCTTCCTTGCGCTTGACCGCCTCCCTTGGGGCATCCCTCTCAAGCAGCGCTTTCTTCTCTTTATTTAGCTTGACGATCTGATTCTCAACATTGTTAGCCCGCTGCCACAACCTGGCCTCTGGGTTGGCTTTGACGTATTCAGCTGGGCTTATCCTATCCTTACGCAGGCCCTTGATCTCATACTCATGCTTGGCCATCACGGTTACATTCTCATAAAACCTTGATCGCGTAGCAGCTGGTGACTCGGCCTCGCCGTAGAAGCGGCCAACCACCGGCAGCTTGTACGCTGGTACCTCTTCTTGAGTGACCGCCTTTGACTTAGCAAACTCACCAACTTTCATGATTTCTCGACCAACACCACCGGTGATCTGACCAATGAAGTAGTCAATTTCATCAGCAGTAGGACTAAAGAATCCTTTAGTGTGCTTGGTGCCTGCTGGCGAAGTTACATAGTTAATTGCTTCGGCAAGCTTCTTACTCAAGATGCTGGCATTCTCACGCGAACGCTCGTAACCGGGCGTAGGCGCTGTGCCTCTGTCTTCCTTGTAGATTGGGCGTCCAAAGGAATCTTTGTTGCTGTAGATCGCAGCAAACGGATCGCCAATTGTGGGCACAGCCATCAACAAAGGATTGCCAGAACCACCCAGCGGGTTGAACGCATCAAACACCAAAGACACCGCGCTCATGACCTTATCGCCCGGGCCTTTGCGGCTTCTGATCATGCCGGTTTCAATGAGCAATGTCTCCATGGCAAGGCGACCAAAGCCGGGGAACATATTGAAACCCAATGGCATTGGAATAGACAAATACTTTTTGTCTGTAAATGGGATTGGAATGATCAGATTTTTGTCTTTGACAAACTCTGGTGGCTCATCATCATCAAACCCAGCCATGGCCAAAGCAATGGCCTGCATAGATCCAAGGAGCATACCGCCAAAGATGATCTTCTTACCCATGGGCCCGCGCAGAGTTTCCACCATGCGAGTACTACCTTGGACAGCAGCGTTAAAGAACGCATACAAGGCGGAGATAAAGCCAGTCCTAGCACCCTTACGGTTAAAGTTAACAGTCAGGTTCTTGGCAATGCTGGCCGCCTTGTCTTCGCTCAAACCGCTTTCAACAGCAACCTTAAACGCAGACAAACGAATCGAATTCTCGATGGCATCGTTGTAGTCTGACAGCCAGTCAAATACCGCATCAACAGACTTCTTGACGTTGCCACGGTTGAGGCGCCGCAGCTCTTGCTCAACAACATTGCCTTTACGTTTTGTTTCTGCAAACTGATTCTGGTAACCAGTCTGACCGCCGGCCAGCTGGAAACGCTCAAACCAATTTTGCATTTCTGCCATCGTTTCGGTAGTCGCACCTTTACCGCGCAGATCACGATAGATTGCGCGCAGGGCCGGCAGCACGTTGGCCCGCACTTTCTTTTCCTTGCCAGCAATCTCTGTTGTTGACAAGTTAAGGGATGCAGCACTAAGGTCGCGCAAGAAGTTAACAGCACCGAACACGATGTTGTACTGGGTATTAACAGAAGCAAACCAGCGGGTGACCATGCTGGCCATACCAATTGCATCGCCCAGTCTTTCGGTGTCAAGGTTCCTTATTGACTCAACCATACGCAATGCACGGGGGTCATTCGGATTAAAGAAGATAAAGCGGTCTTCGCCGTTAATGCGGATAGGGAAGACGTTAGGGCTGTCGCGCAGCAGGGGGTTAACCTGATACTTAACCTGACCAGTCTTCTTATCAAACATTGGCTGGCGCGGCTCTTGGATAATGCTCCGAGCATCTTCAGGCGTAAGGCCCAGAGAGATAAGCTCGGCTTCCAGCTTTTCCTTGTCCTTGATGGCATCAGGATTGATGGCCAACCAAAAGCCGGGATTTGGATGCTTGATAGCCATGCCATACAAAGCGCGGCCAACACGGGCCTGCTCAGACCTACGCAAAGCGCGCTCACGCTGCATAGCAATGTTGGCAAAGATGTCAATGACTGGCTTATCAGAACCAACACGGCGCTTAGAAGCTGAACCACGGGTACCAAAACCACCCATCACGCCACGGCCAGTGTGGACAAAGTCAAGGTTGTCACGCTGTAGCGGAACATAGTTCTTGTATGTCTTATTCCACTCGTCAATTGTGTCCTGAGTCTCAAGGCCATTGGCCACCAAAACGCGCTGAGTCTCTTTGACAATAGCATCGACCTTGGCTGCAAGGGCCATAAGATCTTTGCGCTTCTCTGGCGTCAACTCCGCCATGTACTTATCGGCAGCCTCATCTGAAACGCTGGAGCCAGCCTCTGGAAAACCTACTGGGTTGATCTTAGCAATGTATGCGTTGGCTTCTTTGGCGTGGCGGTTGAGCAAGAACGTTTCGAGCTCATCCAGCGTCACGTTTTTCTCTTGCATTTCCTCAAGCACTGGACGCATTTCTTCATTAAGGAAGTTCTTAGTACGCTTGGCCAGACGGCCATGGTAGTTCTCTTCCTTCATGTAGGCGTCAAAACGCTCATCAATCTTTCTGCCGGTGCTCTGAATAGATTGAATCAAACGCTTGGTGTCGATTAGCTTATCGCCGTACTTGTAGATCACATCGTCCATGAACGACATCTCTGGGATTTCCATGTCCGGCTCTGGCGCTTCACCACCTTCGTAGTTGCGGCGCTCAATGCTTCGGTACTCGCCGGTGCCCAGCATTTTTCTGGTCACAAACTTACCATCAGACTTGGCCAAGCTATCCAATGCACGAATGATGGATGCGTCAGACTTCAGGCCCAGCAATGATTTGATCTTCTGGGTAAACTCACGCAGCCAGTTTTTAAGCTTGGCCAACACGCCGCCCTTAACAGCCTCGTAGCGGGCTTGAACAATGTCAGATCCGTTGACCGCCCAGAACTCTGACGGATCAAAGTACTCGTAAAGGTCGTTCGTTACGGTAGGTGAATACAGCAAAAGATTTTTTGCTAAATCGCTACTCTTTGACGAACCAAAAGGATCTCCAGCAAGCGCACTAGCAAACTGCATTTGCTTTACGGCTGATTTGTAAATCTTCTCTAAGTCTTTTGGTATTTCCAAGCGATCATGGTTGTTGTTGCCAATGTGGGCATCCAGCAGCGCCATGAAGTACAAACGCTGGGCTGGGTCTTTAGCGGCCTTGTTAGCCTTCAGCAGCTGGGTCAGCCATGCCTTGCGAATGGCATTCTGAATGTCGGTCGGCATCATGCGCTCAAGGTGGTGCAAGATTTCGTGCGTAGCCGTCTGGCTTGATCCGGCATCTTTGATCAGGTTAATGATGCGAGCGTCAGAGTTATAGAAACCGCCAACGCCGGCCAGTCCTTTGCCCACAACGCTGATGCCAAGATCGTCAACCAAAGCAGGGTTTTGCTGGATAAACCACTCGGCTAAATCAACGCCTTCTGCAGTAATCATTTTCCTGCGTTTAGCATTAAGCAACTTCTCACGAATAAAGTCAGCACCACGAACGCGCTGCGGCACTCCCTTATCGAGGCGGCTTTCTTCGTCCTCCTCAATGGCGGCATTCATGCGGTCGAGGTATTCCTCATCAGTAATCTTTCCTTCGCCACGCTGCCTTGTAAGAGTCTTGGCTGTGCGTTTAAAGGATGGTGAACGCTTCTTTTCGTTTTCAGCAATGCTGTCAGCTATCTGATTAACAAGCCTGACCATGTCATCGCCAAGGTTGTAGAGGAAGCTTTCTTTCTTGCCGTAGGTTACGTTCTTGGCTAATACTGTGTTGCCAATCTGGATAACTTGCTCGGCAGCTATAACCGGCTGGGTTGTATTGCGATCAAAGAAGTAAGCGTGGCGAGTAGGGTCTACACCAATCTGAGTCCAAGATGGGTCATCCATGGCCTTCAATGCAGCCGCATAAACGGCGTCCGGATCACTCTTAACGAACTCACCTTCCATGGTCTGCAGCGCATCCTTGGCTTCACCAGTAGCAATGTTCAAAGCTTTCTTCTGGCTGCCAGTACCGAAATTAACATTGTTAATTACCGCTACGCTGTCATAGCCAATAGCTTTACCGGGGCCGCTGGCGTTTCCTTTTTCGTGGATGGTCACAACATAGACGCCCTTGCGATTGAACGCTGGGATGTCTAAGCGCAGGCCAACACGGGTGCCTTCTGGAATGTCAGGGTTAACCTTATCTTTTTTCTCGGAGCTTAAAGCATCAACCATCTGGGCCGTTGTTGCGGGCTTCAATGGTGCTTCGTATGGACGAATAGGTCTGTACTTGTTGACCATCTCGTCAAACTCGGCTGCCGTCATCTTGCCTTCTTTGACTTGGCGGGCTGCAGCGGCCAGCTCTGGCGAACGTCCTGGAGGCAGTTTCTTGCCTTCAATGCTCATAGAAATGTTGGCAGACTCATCAAACGTACCACGGTTACCTGTGGCTGATTTGATTTGCTCTGGCTCTAAAGCAATCCAGACGTCCTGATCTTTAAACTCAGCGCTCTTTGGATCGGCCTTGATGTGGATGCCATCTTTGCCGGTTTCCTTTAAGAACTTACGCAGGGCTGCAACTTCTTTTGCACCAATCTTGCGGCCATCGTCCACGCCGTTTTCCATCATGCGGGCGCGTCTTAACATTGTTTCAAATGTTGTGGTGTATGGGTTCTTGATAGACAAGTACACGGGATAGACCGCAGCGCCTTCGCCAGTACCGGAGTACATCTGGGCGCCACCTTCACCGGGGTTGGTGCTAAAGAAGCTGCCAACGGTATCAATAGATGGCTTGCGGAACTGAGTAGTAAACATCCGGTCAAACGCCATGATGTCCCCCATACCCTTCACATCTTCGGTATCTGGTCGAACAATGGTGCCGTGGTACACAATCATCGGGTTGCCATTTTCATCGACAACCTTACTGTTACCAAAGAACTTCTTAAACGCCGCCGTCCCAGTCTGCTTCTCAAGACTAAAGAACTGCTGCTCCCTGCCGGGCGTCTTGGTCTTGGCCTCTGCCTGAGTGGCCTGTCTCTGAGGCGTTCTGACTTCCTTAGTGACTGGCTTAATCTTGATACGGGCCAAGTCTTCTGACATGGCACCCTTACCAGTAATGAACGACATGACGTCTACACCAGCCTCTGGCACGATGAATAGCGCAGCGCCATCCATCTGCTGGGCGTGGTTGTCCACCAAGAACTTGTAGGTCGGTGCATCTACATTGATACAGCCAAATGAGTAGCGTGAATCTGCAGGAGAATCGTTACGCAATGCAGCTGCACGTTGTGCGGCGTCTTTCTCTTTCAGCCACACAGAGTGCATGATCGTGATTGTGCCTTCTGGATCGTTGATGGCCAGCACGGTACCAGTGTCATAGTCACCAGCGGTACGCTTCTCAGCAGCACCCTTTGCAGCGTCAACAAACTTCAGGTCAAACAGACCAGCTGGGGTAATGCGGTTCTGGGGCTTTTCGTTGTCACCCACATAGAGATCACCCTTGGCCAAGCCAAACAGGGATTTCTTCTCAAGCAATAAAGAACCATCAGGGTTAAATATAAACACCCGGCCACTTGGCTTGTCGGCCATGATGAACAGCTTGTCTTTGGCCACCATCTGTTCTTGGAGAGCTGGGTAGATCACAGCAAAAGCGCGCTTGGCTGGCTCAGACATCTTGTCTGTAGCAGCATCAGGCACTTGGGCTAGAACTTCTTCTGTACGCACGTTGTCAACAGGCATAAACACGTTTATCGGCTGAGACATATATTGCGGGTTGAACGCAATACCTACAGCCAGAACACCATTGGCCAACTGGCGAATGATCGCGCGGATCTTGCCGTTAACAGCTGTGGCGCCCTTAACGATAAAGTTAGTGACATCCTCACGCAGCTTGGTAAAGAACTCGTCCGAATCAATCGTGGCGCCGTAGTGTTTCTCGAGGGTGGAGACTTGATCATCAGACAGGTTCTCGGTCTGGTCTTCCAACATCAAGCGCTGCTGCTCTTCAGCTACTTCAGTGAAGTCACCTTCGATTGTGTAAGGCTCAAAGCCAACCTGGCCGGCAATCTGTGGCTCTTCGGCGGGCAGCACCTCATCTTGCGCCCTTTCCTCAAGCAATTCGTCAAAACGCTCATCAATGGCGTTATCTCTAGCGTCATCTAGCAAACCACTCAGGGTATCCAGAACTTCGCTTGCATCTTGCTCTCTATCGCTAAGACCTTCTCGGACATCTTCTACATCATCAAGGGTGCCATCACGTTCTAGTTTTACAATAAGACTTCGTATCTGCGCCTTGGTTTCAATGTCGCCGTTTTCAATCTTGGCAATTGCTTGACCAATTGGGCCTTCATCAATTTCAGCCTCTGCCTTGTTTCGTATGGCTTCTTCTGCTGCCTCTTCTGCCGCTTCGGTTTCAGCCTCTGTTTTGCCAAGCTCGCGAATTGCTGGGCCCATCCGTTTATTACTGTACTCATGAACCGTATAAGTAATATCGTCCTTGTTTGCAACGATGTTTACTTCTTCTTCATCTGGGTTCCCGCTAATATCAACCCCTTGGTTTGATATAGAGTTAGGCGGAACCTTGGCTTGAACGACATACAGCTGCGTACCTTCGTCAGCGTTGTCTGAAAGGTTGTCACCGTACCTATCAATGTTTGATGAATGGACAGTCCAATAGTTACCAAGATTTTTTTCATCAATGTCATTGATAGACTTTACAAAAAGCACTCGGTAAATTGAGCCGCCTTTTTTGATCAAGCTATCAACAGTATTTTTGTAATAATTAAGCTCGGACAGGGCGCTTTCTGGATCGCCATAAGCATCCTCAAAACCCTTCAAAGCTTTTTCAAACTCAGCCGGGTCATCTAGTTTATTTTTGCTTTGCGATTTGCCTTCTGCAGCTGCTCTTGCAGCCCTACCTTCGGCAGCAGTCAACTCGGCTTGCAGCTTATAGATGTCGGAAGCAAGCTTCTTTTTCTTGTCCTTGTTAAATTCTTCTGAGGCTTGATCTTGCAAATCCTCAAGCTCTTTCCTGATTTCTTCAACGCTTCGTTGTTTAACTTCTGGCTTCTCAGCTTGCTTAACTGGCGCCCTACCTTCAAGCTCATCAAGACGTTTGCTAATCTCGCCCATGCGAGCTTCTTGCTCTGGGGTTTCCTGCAAGCCGGCTTTAATAATTTGACGTATTAAAACCTTCTGCTCTGCGCGTAGGTCAGCAATCTCTTTTTTATTGTCTACGGGCGCTTCTTCGCCCTTCTCAAGTGCAGCCAGCTGCGCCTTAACGCGCTTGTTCTCGGCAATCATTTCGCCCATTGTTGGGCCAGTGCCACTGCCAAGCTTGGCCATGGTTTGATTGCTTTTCTCTTGCTGAGACTTGTAGTAGCTCTCCATGTAGTCAGCAATGTCGTTGGCTACATTTTTCTCAAGAGGATCCTTTGTAGTCTTAGCGTCTTCGCGATAGGCCGCAATAGTGGCTGGTGTGTCCATGCCAAGCGTTGGCAACGCTCTGACTGCCAAAGTGCGGATGGCAGCTTTATAGCCTTCAGAGTCGCGTGGCAACGAATATGCAGCCACATCTGGGTAGTCTTTCAGCACCTCTTCGCTGATGGGCTTGCCTGCGCGGGCTTCATTTAGGACAGCGGCCCTGTGCTTCAGGTCTTGCAAGTTGTCATTGAACTTGCCCATCACGTTGCCTTCGTGCTTCAGCAGGCGCTCTACCAGTTGGTACTTCTGACCGTAAGCAGACTGGCCTACAGCCTCAAGGAACTCACCCAGTTGGGCTTTGTTCATCTTGTCAAAGTAAGCTTTATCTTTGCCGCGAATCAAGCTCAGACCGCTGTCAATTGCAATCAGTTTCTTGGCAACATTGAACTTGTCTTTAACGTCAATATCAAACAGACGGCCAAGGAAGCGCACATCTTTCTCGCCGTACTTGGCAATTAAGCTCTTTGGCGCCTCACCCTTAAACACCATCTTCAGCGCTGGGTGATCGCTCTTACCGCGAGTTTCTTTGTCTTCGCGGAACTCTTTCTTTGTTAGAGTAACAGTGCGTTCTTGCTCTGTCTGTGCCTTTGGAGTTTCTACTGGAGTTTCTGCTGGCGCCTCGGCAAAGATGTCCCTTTGACCACGGGCTGCAGCAACGTCAGCTGCACGATCACTACCGGTCAAGGTAAACTCAGCAGCTTGCTCATCGGCCCGGGCCTTGTCTTCAGCGGCTTTGTTGGCGCGCTCTTCCTCTTTGGCGCGGCGCTCTGTCTCAGCCTGCTTAGTTCTTATCTCGTCTGCTGTGGGCGCTGTGAGCTCAAATCCAGCTCCCTCGCCGCCCGGTTGGCCAGTATCCTCGATGCGATCTTGACGGCCTGCGGTGATGGCATCTTCGAGGGCTGACTTAAAGGCCTTGTAGTAGGCTTGGACTGATTGGTTTTCTGTTTCATAGAAGATCTCTTCTTTTATTGATTCTGTGTTAATTCCAAGAGCATCGGCTTGCGCCAGCAATGCGCGCACCTCTGCCTGAACTTCAGGGCTGGCTGACTCATAACCCGTGCCATCAAAGTCACCCATCTCATAGCCCATCTCTTCATCAACGGGCGAGTACAGTGATGCCTCTTCTTCGGCTTTTAAGTAGTCTTCGTAGTCGGCCTGCTGTGCGCGCTTCGTCATTTCTTCCGTGTCTTGCTGACGGTACTTAGGCTTCTTAACGCTTTCTGTAATTAAGTTACGGGCGTCATTCTGAGTAGCGCCTTCTTCAAGATAGCCGGCCTCTTGAAGCTTCATGTAGGCCTGCTCTACGCTCATGCCGGTATCAGTAAACAACGAACGATTGCCTGAACGAACGTTCTCGTCCATGCCAAGGTCTTTCATCGCATCTTTGGTTATCCCGCCTTCACTTGTGATGAACTGGTGGGCAGCCATAGGGGTACCCTTGGTCGTTGTCATTGGCAACCCCAGACGCTTGGCCTTGGCCTTGTCAGCTTCTATTTGCTTGGGCGTCTTAGGCGCAAGGATGAACCCCTTCTTGTCTGCAGTCGGGAGGACGCGCATATCAGGGTAGTTCTTGCGGGCCACATCTGCAGCAGCCCTAGACTTGAATGGCGTACCACCATCAGCAATGTTCTGGGGTGCAACCTGGAGCTTGCCTTTATTGTCAAACTCACGCTTACTGGATGCATCACTCCCAACATTGTCTGGGTGATTTAGGTAGTCAATCTTTGGCTCTTTGGGCTTCTCAACCTTTGGCTTTGGAGCAAGGCCCAGCTCTTCCACCTCTGTCTTAGACAAGGCTGGGTACTCTTCGCGAGTCTCAAGGGTGGTGGTTGGCGCCTTGGGAGCTTTGTTAATTGCTATGTATTCTTGGCCATTGGTGGTTTTAAAAGTCACACCATCATGACCAGCTTCGCGCGCAGCATTGACCAGATCGGCCATTGTTGCTGACTGTGGAAGACCAAGCTTTTGTTTTGCATTAGCCCAAGTTGGGGCATCCAAAATATTGTCAAACGTGCGGCTTTCTTCGGTAACTTTTCCGCCGGGGCCAGCATACTGCTCTGCTATATCCCGGTCTGGCGACATAAACAAAGCACCGCCAACAGTCTCCCGACCTTCTTGACCTTTTGGAACGCCACGATACAGTTTCACCGACTCAGGTTTGGCTGGCGATGTCTCAAAATACTTGTCATCACGATCAGAAACATCGTCTTGCAAATCTTGCATTTCAGCAAGGAACCTATCTTGCTGATCTTGCTTGTCAATTTCTTCTTGTGTTAACTGCTTCTCAGCCACAACTTCAGGCGCTTTTTCTTGAGGGTAATTAACACTGTTAATTAGCTCTTCCAGCATGGCCTGCGTATCCATAGCCTCAGATCCCGGCGCTTGTACAGCTTCCGCTGGGCCGGCAGGGGGTGCAGGCGGAGTTGGCTCCTGTGGCATTAAAGAGGTAATACCAGCTTCTGGGGGGGTTGTAGGTGTGGGAGTTAATTCAGCTTCTGGGGCAACAGAAGGAAGGCCTTGTTCAGTTTGTTTTCTGCGGCCTAAACCAGTGGCACCAACACCCATCGCAGCACCAGTGACAAAGCCCATTCCAGCAGCTTCTGGGACACCCTGAAACAGTGGCTTATCTGTGGCGTAGTTCATCCACATCTGCTCTTGTGCAGACTGTGGCATCTCTTCAAACAAGCCTTCTGTGATACCAGACGCTGTGGCTTTAATAGCAAAGTCTTTTACAGACTTAACGCCGCCCTTACCGGCGCCAGCGGCCAAGAGCGTATCAATATCATCAAGTCCAAACTTGGCAGCCAACTTACCACCAGCGGCACCGAATGCGGCAGTGCCAGCACCAGAACCAAGAGCAGACACAATTTGCTTGCCTGACAAGAGTTTGTCTTCTGACTGTTGGCGGATTTGTTCTGCAGCCGCACCAGCACCAAGCAAGCCCTCGCCTGCGGCACCAGCCAAGTAAGGAGCAAGGCCGGGGGCTGCCTTCATCAAGCCTCGAGCAACAGCCGCACCGCCCAACATCTGAGGGATTGACTCACCAACTGCCGTGGCAATCGTGCTGGGGTTTTGAAGAGCTGCGGCAACAGCACCGCCAAAGCCTTCAGCCTGTTTGAGTTTGCGGTTGGCAGCTTGCTGGGCTTCTGACAGGTAGGTGTCAAGAATCTCTTTGGCTTCTTTAGGCTTGTATCCAGCTTGCTCTAACAGCTTGCCGGCATAACCCGCCGTGGGTATATCAGCTAGACCAACAAACGCTTCTGGTAAGCCAATAGCGCCCTTGAGGAAGGTGACACCAGTGTCAATAAGTGAGCCGCCTAACGTCCTGTCATAGCCTCTTGCTTCTCTTGCCGCGACTTGTTGCAGATACTCGTCTGCAGTCATGGTGTTAGCCGCCCGTGGAGCAACTGATGCAATACCAGATGGTTGCTCGGTAACGGGAGCCTCAACAACCTCCCACTTGTTACCCACTAAATATGCCGTATCCCCTTTTTCATTCTTAGCTTTTTGCGCTGGAGAGATCCATTGGTTGTCAACAAGGAACAACACCTCCCCAGTTTGAGGATTAACGGCACGTTGCATAATGAAATCCTAAATTATTTAACTGGAATAAAACCTGGGGGTAGCGCGGGGAAAAGAGATGGATCTGGTTTACCACCAAGTTTATCAAAAAAGGTTCTAGTGTCTTTTGCTGGCTTTGTGGGTTCTGGAATAATTTTCCCAGACTGAACTGTTTTTGCAGCATTAACCATTTTTTGCGCCGTTTGCGCTAATTCTTCCACATCTACGCCCGGATTATCTTTTACAAGAATTCTCATGGCATCTTCAAACGTCAAAGTGCCAGACTTGGATTGCCCTTGCATTTGCCTAAACAACTCTGGATCTTTACGCAATAGCGCAAGCTCCTCTTGGAACCTTGAGGGCTTGTTAGCAGATTGCTTAGTTTGCTCATACATACGCTGTTCGTGCGCTTCCTGCCCCTTGTAGCGCGCTTCTTGAGCTTTGCGTTGGGCCTCTTGGATTTCGCGCTGGGCGAGTTTGTCAGCTTGATTAAGAACCTCTGTAGCGCCAGCGCCTTTGATCTCTTCAATCTTGGCCTCACGAGCATTGATCTGTTCTTTGAGTCTCATGGCCTTATCAATGTCACCTTCAGCATAAGCACGGCGCATATTCTCAATATCAGCTTGGAGCTTCATTGTCTCAATAGTCTGAGCACGTTCTAAGGCTTGCTGTTTAGCGGCACGTTCTTCTTGCGCGGCAGTAGCAGCGTTATAAGTCTTACCAAAGCCACCAAATGCGGCTCCTATGCCTCCCATGCCTTTCTGGCCACGGGTAGCTTCACCAGCGGCAATCAAAGCCTGAGACAAAGCGGCAAGACCTTGCCGGCCTTCACCCTCTTGGAACCTTGAGCGCTGGGCTAGATTCTGCTGTTCAAGCTGGGAAGCTAACTTTGTTAATGTGTCACCGGGTAACTTATCAAGGACGCCTGCAAGCTGTGGATTCTTAGCCAACACTTCAGCTTTAACTTGCTCTCTATCGACTGGTTGTGGCAGGTCTACCTGTCCCAACAAACGCTTACGCAGAATCTGATTAGCCAAATCTACTGGCAATTTTTCTGGGGGCTGCTCTCCCAAGTATGTGCCTGACACAGATTCTCCAGGAGGCAAAACCAACTGCTCATTGCTTTCATCAGCAAACGCCACAATACCGCCGGGCGCGTAGTTAAACATACGATTACTGATTGGCAAGTTAGCCAGTCCACCACCGGCCATGCCGGGTGCGCCAGCAGGAATAGATCCGGGCTGAGACATCTGTTGTGGTGGCATGGGACGCGCTGCCGGCTGAATGGGCATCTTTGGCATCTGAGGAGCCATCTGGGGCTGTACCGCAGGCATAGGACGGGGCATCCCTGCAGGATTCATTCTCATGTTCATACCCTGACCTACGCCGGGGAGTGCTACTTGTTGAGACAACTCGCTCTCTAACTTTTCTTTGACAGAAGAGTCGGGGGCTTGAGCTGCACGTTGCTCCATGGCTTTACGGCGGTTCATCTCGCCAAGAGCCATATACGGGGGAACCTGTGGGTTCTGCCCGTTAGCGTAGGCCATGATCGCCGGTGTTGGCAGATCTTTTAGGTGCTCTTGGATTTGAATAAGATTCATGATGTCTTCTGTCCTAAATCAAGACCGAGGCTGGTCAATAATTCGCCTACGTTTTTGTATCCTAACGCACCAGCCGCCGCCGTGCCACCGCCTAGTACTGATAACAGTGAACCAATACCAGACATCTGGCCTGGGGTGTTAGTGACCGATCCAGTTGGCAGACCAGAGATCATGTCACGTTGGAACTGAACCTGCTGATATGGGAACTGGCGTTGCTTCTCAAACTCACCAAGGTCAGCGGCAATACCTTCAGATGTGATACCGCGCTCTTGCGCTCCAGCTGCAAGCTGTTGCTGTAGATTTGAAAGGTTTGCTTGGTTTTGTATATTACCCAAGTTACCTTGAGCTTGTGCACCTTGTAAGCCAGTCTGCAAGCCCTGCAAACCAAACCCAGCACCGTACTGCGCTTCTTGCATTTTGCGAGCTTGATCAGCGTTAAACTGTTGTTGTGCATTTGTAAACGCAGTGTTATATCCTTGACCCGTAATGTCAGATAGGCGTGTACCAAGGTTACGCTGAGTTTCTGCATCAAGGATTGCTTGACGGCCACCACCAAACGCACCAGCCTGAGTCATCTTGGCGGCGTTTTGTTGTTGCGTAATCTGTGACTGACGGCGAGCTTCATCTAACTGAGGATTAAGTGAAGCCTGCAAGTACGGGTTCATGTACTGCTGTGCCTGAGTAGCATCAAACGATTGAGTCGTAGGCGTGTAAGACAATCCCTGCGCTTTAGTGGCAATGTTTCCAGCCGTAGTGGCCGCATCACCAATGCTTGATGGAACAGTCAAAGAACCAAGACCTTGGAAGGCCTGTGTCTGAAGACCGGATTGACCAGCAGTCAGTGGGCCTTGGTAGGTCTGATAGGGCGACTGAGACAGAGCTTGAGCCTGCCCCAAGTAGTTGGTGATGTACGGCGCAGCCCAGTCGGCTAGGCCTTGGGTGTTTGTCGATCCTGTGGGTAGGGTTTCTCCGGCCATAACAGCTCCTTAAGCAGGTAAGTATTTGTGCGCTTTTGTATCAGCGGCAACGTTTTTAGTCTTGCGGCGCGCCTTCTGGACGCGATCCATCATGGCATAAAGCTTCTTAGCGCCCGCCTCTGTAGAGCCGTTACCTAGTTCAGATACGATTCTTGCTGGTACAACAAACTCACCTGTTGCCAAGCGAGCTGGTTGTTTACCACCGATTGTCGCAGGAATTGAGTCTGATACACCATCACCGGGGCCTTTGAGTAGGCGGCCACCATCTGAGTAACCACCCAGATCAGAGATGCCACCACCGCCGTACATCATTCCACCGCCTGCAGCCCTTTGTGAATAGGTCGTGGGTGAGAAGTAAGTCACACCACCAGCTCCGGGACGAGCCTTAGAACCAGAGGCTGGGCCATAAGGTAATTGTTTACGATCAGCCTGTAACGAGGGGATAGTGCCGCCTGAACCCGTAGAACTACCACCACCCTTGTTCATCATGGCCATCAAAGCCAAGAGAGCCAACAGCATATTGTTGTCTTTTTTATCGGTTGGCTTAGTAGGCGTAGTAGGTGTTTTAGGCGTCACTCCGGGAGGAACAACCTTGGTTGGATCTGTTTCAATCTTTGGATTGTTAACGTCAACAACTTTTTTGGTGTCTGTTACTTTGCCATCGGTATCAACTTTAAGAACTTTACCGTCTGGAGTGATAACGGTTTTAGTTCCGTCTGCATTAACAATGGTTTTACCACCTCCGGGAACATAACCCGCTCCACCTGTGGCAGCAACATAACCAGAACCCTTGGTGTTAAGGGTGCCGTTAGCAATCAAAGCTTGTGTTTGAGCTTCATTTAAAAAAGACGTTTTTTCCGTAGTCGGGTTGTAGACCGTGGCTGTACTTCCGCCCCGTGGGTCATCATTAATCATGACCTTATTGCCGCCAACATCTTGCCACTGGCTGGTAAACCCACCCTTGTTCTGCATGATGTCAGTCATGTTCTTATCGTACTCGTCAAAGTACTGCATTACATCAGCGCCGCCAAAGTCTTGGGTTTTATCTTTGTAAAAGTCCATTTGCTTTTCGCGGTCAGCAATTTGCTCTGGCGTTAAACCTTCGTTATACAAAGCATTAAAGTCTGTTTTAGACAAGTTCTCAGCTGAACTGGGGTTCATTGAAGTCAAAAGTTCTGCAATGTTTGCTGGAGGAGCTGCTTGATCAAAGTCACCAGGGCCTAGCAGATTTCTTTCATACTCATCAAGGTTGACTCTTTTTGAACCAAGACTACGGTTTAAAGACTCTTCATCACCTTTATTTTCATTGGCGGCAGAGCGAAACGCCGCATCCATACTAAATCCGCCATCGTCAGAAAATAACGATGATGCTTGTCCAGTGCTTTGTAAAGTTCTAGCTAACTCATATCCAAGATCTTCGCCAAAATCACCGGGTATTTGGCTAAAGTCAGTTCCTAGCAAATTGGTAATGTCTAAATTATCAAGGCCGCTAAAGTCAATTTCTTGGCCGCCACCACCAAACAAACTGGACAAGTCTAATTCTTGTAAGTCAGTTCCAAGCCCAATGTCTGACAAGCCGGAAAAGTCATACTCTTCATTGCCGCTACCAAAGTTAAAGTCTTCAAAAGAAAAATCATCCATATTAATCTCCAGTTACGCTGCTTGCATTATCTTTTCCAGCATGGCTGCACGTATTGCAGGAGGCTGCTGATTCAGCATTTTTGCCACTAAGCTACCATTAAGCCCATCAAAGGCGTTCTTGTCGGTAAGTGTATTCTTGTTGCCATTCTTTATCAAGCCGGGCAATGACGCAAGACCCCCGCCAGCCTTACCAATTACGTCATTCGTTAAGTTGAACTTCTGAGCTATTTGAGCAATAGCCATTGGGTTCTTAGACTCCAAAGCTTTTACTACGGCCAAACCTTTGGCAGCTGTGGCGGCATCTTTGCTTCCGGACATCTGGGCACCAATGTTTGCCAGTGATACAAGGTCTTTGTTATCAATGGCTTTAAGAGCAGACGCACCAGACAGTAAATCTTTGGTGGAGAAGTTTCCAAGAATATTAGCCTTGGGATTAAACGCGCCTTCACCAAACAAATTCTTATCAGACGCTAAACCTGTACCACTCAAGGCTAGACCCAACAAGTCTTTGTTGTCTATGGCATTTGCTACGTTTGCAATCTTAGAGGCTGTACCAATGTTAGCCAATGTGTTTGCACTGGCGCCCAGAGTCTTTGCAATTTCACCGCCCACAGGAAGAGCGCTTAATAAAGCCTGCTTCCAGTTACCCTGATCGGCTGCATAGAGCGCATTGATGCCAGCAACAAATGGAGCAGCTCCGGGAATAAACGAAGCCACAGCCAACAGTGGCGCAAGCTGTTGCATATCACTGCTAGACGCACCGGTCGTGTAGAAGATTGGATTGCCATCTTTAAACTGGACGTTGTAGCCGGTGTTGCCCTTACCTTTAAACGTGCCAGACCATGAATTACCAACAGTGCGCTCAGAGTAATTAGATGCCTTGGATAATGGCTCGCCAGTTACTTTGTTAATAATCTGCTTTTCTGTGCGGTCTGGCTGTTGGGTTGCATTGCCATTTTCATCATAAGTAATTTCGCCGGGAACGGTAACAGTCTTCTCACCCACCTGACGAATGTCGGTAATGCCAGCGGCCACAAGGTTCTTGGCCATGTCCTCGGTCATTGCATCCAAAGATCCAAAACCGCCCTTCTTACCTTCTTTAGCACCACCTTGATAGTACTGAGCTGTACCAGCGGCTTGCTGGGCTTTAAGTTGGTCAAGAACCGTACTAACAGCAATAGGATTTAGGCTTTCAAACTTCTTCCCGCCATATTCACCAGAGTAGTCTTTGGCCGCTTTATCGCTGAACTTTTGCAAGGCCGCACTGTAAATTCCACTGACAGCTGGATTGGCTTTAAGCTCGTCAATCTTAGCCCTGATCTCTGACGCCGACATTTTGGTGTCGTTCATCAAAGCTTCAAGCGTCTTTGGAGCTTCTTTAACGGGCGCTAAGTAATCCTGAACAGCTTTAACTGTAGTGTTGCCGGCTTTGGCAAGGTCTTCGTCTGTGACTTTGTACTGGCTTTGAAGTGCCAGCATGGTCTTGGCTTTGTTGGCTTCAGCATCAGACAGCGCAGTAGCATCTGTACCAGCTTTAATCCTAGCATCTTCAAACCCCTTGGCAATATTGGCAAGACCCTTGTCATAAGCACCAAACAAGGTATCTACACCGGCTTTGTTCATGCCAGAGTACTTGGCTACCTCTGAGGCATCAAGGCCATAGGTTCGCGCTGCTTGCTGGATGGCTGCAACCTCATTAAAAGTTGTACCTTCATCTTTGGCCAGTGTTGTGTCAATAAAAGACTTAATCTGATTGCCGTAATCTTTGCGATATGCGTCAGCAGCTGTCTTACCAAATGCTTTATCAATTGCGGCATCATTCATGCCAAACTTCTGGGCAGTCTCAAAGATCTTGTTGTTCTTGTCAAAGGCCGACAGCGTTGTGTCATTTAAGATGTCGCCCGCTAAAGACTTAAGATAAATTGGAGCTACATATTGAGAATAAGGATCTGTTTGTTTAGTGGTTAAGAAAGTATTAACTTCTGTGTTAAATCTTTGCTTAAGCTGTTCTGGAGTTAAGCCCGAGTCAGCAATTTGCTTCCAGTAGTCAAACCCAGCTTTGTCAATCTGGCTTGCGTCTGTGCCCATACCAGTTCTGCCAATCGTGGCATACAAGTCATTAACAGTTTTTGTATTGTCAACAACTGGCTTTCCTTGACTATCAACAGTAATACCTTCCCGAGTTCTATATAGGCCGTTGCCTAAATGAACTTCTCCTGCAGCTATAGGGGTAGGGCCAGCCACTTGGCGTGTAGCTGCAGCTTGACCTGTAATACCAGAAGTTTGGCCGCCAGCTAATGATGCAATCCCGTCATTCGATCTATTACGTTCGTCTGCAATAATTTGCTGTTGAACTGTTGCAGGGTTTGCAATAGCCGTTAAATATCTACTATTTACATCTTGGTAATTTGCTGTCGTAGCTCTAGCTACTTGCTCTGGCGTAACGTTAGCCTGTTGCATTGTTTGAGCAATAAGCGTGTCACTGGCTCCAGGATTAGCATTAAACCAGCCAAGAATATCAGCATCAGAAACAGTCTGAACCGGCGCAGTTACGGGGGCTGTTGGTGTACTTACAGGGGTTATTGGTTCGGCAGCTGGGCTAGAAGCCGCACGGCCTTCACTAGCGCCATAATTTGTGTAATGGAAATCAGCAAACTGTTGAGGTGTGTATTGGCTTGCATAATTACTATACGCCGAGGCAACATCTGGGTTAGTTTGAAAGTATGCAGGTTCCGCTACCGGAGCTACAGGGGCCGCTACTGGAGCCGCCATTGGAGCAGGAGCCGCAACTTGGTCATAAATTGGGTTGCCCTGCTCATCTGTAGATGAATAGGTTGGTGCAAAGAAATCTTCACCAAATTGTTGTGCAAAATAATCAATAGCCATTATCCGACCTTCCAATTGGTGCCATCAGAATACACAGGTGTAGCTACGGCACCTCCGCCAGCTACAGTTGATCCAAACGTGGGTAATAGTGCATCTGTTACAAAAGACCTTGCACCATTACCAGATGTAACCGCGCTTGGCAACGTTGCCACTGTGTAGTTAGTCAAAGCAGGAATAATAGAATCTGTCTTTAACTGATTCAAAATAGCATCAACCCTGTTGAAATACAGGCGAAGCACGTTATTTAGCTGATCCGCGTACTGCCGGTCATACTGTATTGGAGACAGCGGTAGGTTAGGCGAGGCAACCTGATTGATCTCAAACTCGGAAATAACAATCATGTGTTACCCCTTCTGCCGTCTTGTTTGATGTCAATACGTGGTGAGCCCAGCTGCCAAGCACATCCCAGTTGAGTAGATTCAACTTGAATAATCATCTGGCGGCCACGCACCCTGACATACACCTGACCCGTAAACTGCTCAATCACAGAGGTAGATGTGCGAGTTACTGTCGCATTTGGATTGCCGCCTACAGATATTGGATTGTTATATCCAGAGCCTGAGTTCTGCATCGGAATTAAAGTCATTGTGACTTGGGGGGAGGCAGCATTAGATCCACGGAATGTAATGTCTGGAAGCATCCTCCAGACAAAACCAAAGTGATCGCCATCGTCAATGTCAAACTCAGCAGAACCAATGACGGCATTAATAGCCACCGGCGTACCACTTACGTTGTCATCATTACCAGATTCATGGTCAACAAGGTTATATGAGTATGTAGCGGCTATTGGATGGTCACGCAGGCCAGAGTCAAGCCATGCCGTCCGGCCTAGTGTCCCGTATGCCCATACATCTTCTAAGTAGTTGTACGTTACATACAGATCAATTGCAGTGCTGTTTTGTGAGCAATAGAACCACCAGACTTCGTTAAAGCCTTCGTTGGTTCCTGCAAACACTTGAGCTGCCTGCGATAAGTTAATGTCTTGGAAGATGTGCTGACGCAAGTCGCAACGCAAAGTCTGAGTGCGGCCATCGTATTTATAGAACTTCTCCACGCCCATCCAGTAAATCACGCCCGATGCAATAACAGCCGCATTAGGGCCAATGATAGAGATGTTGTCTCCCAGAAGCTGGCTAGACCAAACAGTAGGGGGGCCTTGATACTGTAAAGAATACAGGGATGAGTCAGTCCAAACCACAATCTCTTGACGGGTCTGTACGCAAGTAACGATCTCAGAGCCGTGGGACAGTCGGATACTGCCCGCTTGGTTTGTGGCCGATGGTGTCC